GGTGCTGGACGATGAGCGGGCGGCGATCCGGAAAGCGGCGTTAAAAGACGCTGAAAACCTCGCGCGGCTTTTCGACCTTGGAACTCCAGACGGACATGCGATTGCAGATGATATTCGGAAGCTCGCGGACGCTGAGCGCACAGTCGCGCAACCAGTGGAGCAGACGCGGGCGCTGATCGTCGAAGAATGCGCGCGTTTCGTGGAGCGCGGCTCGTTCCTGCACCCCGAAGCACCGCCCGCCAAGTTCGCCAAGGAATGCGCGGTCGCAATGCGGTCGCAACTTCTGACCGCCGCGCGTCCGGCAAGCGGAGAGACAGAATGACTGACCTGATCCAACGCCTACGCCGATGGGCCAATTTCGGTTACGGGTTCAACGCATCGAAATGCATGCACGAGGCTTGCGCCGCCCTCGAAGCGTCTGACGCCGCCATGAGCCAAGCGAATGCCGCCCTCGAAGCCGCGAACGCGCGCATTGCCGATCTCGAAGCGCAACTGGTCAAGGCAAACGACGCATGGTTGAGACTGTCGCAGGCCAAGGAGCCCGAATGCCAAGCATGCGGAGACGGCATCACGGCGCACGATCCCGGCGTGTGTGGCAACTGCTTCGCTATGAAATATCGTGACAAGCAGCCAGCACAGACGGAGCGGGCGCTGACGGATGACTTCGAAAAGGGTTTCCAACGCGTATTCGAAGCGTACAGCAAGCCGCGCGACCAATTCCGCACTGACGAAGCATGGGCGCTGTTTGTCTACGGAAAAGTGATCGACGCACTGACCCCGCTTCAAAAAGTCCGCGCCCTACTGACCGCCGCCCTTCCCGCAAGCGGAGCCACAGAATGAGCGATCGAGAACAGTTTGAGGCGCACTGGTGCCGTGATGTTCCGTCGATGTATCGCAACGCGGCACTCGCCGAAGCCAAGGCCAACCGTGACGGAGATCGGTATAAGCGTGATGAGGTTCAATGGGCATGGGAGGCATGGCAAGCATCCCGCCGCGCGGCGCTGGAGGAATGCTGGGGAGCAGTTCACGGCGAACGCCTGGAAGAGCCTACCGAAACGCATGGCGATATAGCATACGAACGCGCCATCGAAGACTGCGAGAACGCTATCCGCGCCCTTGCTGGAGCCACAGAGACGTGATCGAAGAAGCACAGCGCGTAATTGACACTACGCGCGCACATTGGGGAATTTGATGGCCGGCAACGGAAAGACGAAGCGAAAGTATGACCCGCGCCGGTCGTTATCGGCAGCGCTCCGTGTAGGCGACAGATGGCACGCGCGGCAGCCGCTGAGCGACGCGCAGATGCGCGACCTCGGGATTGCGTACCACGTCGCGTTCGACCTGATGCGCTCGGGCCGCGGCGATGAAGAAAGCTGGTCGACGCTCGCGTGCATGACGAACATCGCGGTCGTGTTTGCTGAGCAGGGAATGGGCGAGGAGCATCTGGCCGCCCTGCTCCGCGCGCTGGAAGGCATTCGACGCGCGAAGGTGCGCGCCGATGCGTCAGGGCGATGGGCGTTCGATGGCGATGCCTTGGCAGCTATCGAGCATGGCCTGCGGATTCACGATGCGCAGATGGAGATTGCGACAGTCGGCGAAACGCGCGCTGTGCTGGCGGAAGTTGAGCGAAGGATTGGCCGTAAAATCGGATCGGCGCCGCGTGCGGCACAACCGGAGAGGATTGCAGCATGACATCGAGAAACTTCAGGGCAGGCGATCGAGTTACGGTAAAAAATCGGCCTTGGATGAGATCGGAAGTATGCACCGTTCTCGCAACATTGGACGGCGGCATTGTAATGGCTAAGCTCGATAACCCAAAAGGCGGAATCCGCATCTTTCCATTTATCTACCTTAAGCCGGAAGAAGTTGATCTGGCATTCAACCTTCCGCTGAAGGCCCGCGAGGTTCCCGATGAAGCAACCAACACCTGAATGCCCGCTGAAGGATCGCTGCGATGCGATCTTTTCAGAGGCGATCGACTCGCGTGTCAGCTATACGCGCGACCTCGAAGACATAACGCGCTCGCGCGACTACTGGCAAGACCAGGCGTTCAAGGCGCTCAAAGCGCTCGGCGAGATAGCCGCGATGGTCGATCACGAAGAAGACGGTCTGCCGATGCACGCAAGCGTGCCCGAGGCAGTGAGAAAGGCTCTAGGGGATTGAGAATGGAAGAACTGTGGACGCACGTTGAACTGGCGAAATTCTTAGGCTACAGCCCGACGTCGGTTCAGTCGATGGTGACGAAGAAACCCGGCAGCCTGCCGCCTCGCGTCGCGGGCCTTGGTCGGCCGCGTTGGGTTCCGTCAGTGGTGATGGATTGGGTAGTGGCGCAGAGCGCGCCGGCGGCGACTGCACAGCGCGGGCGCCCGCGAAGGACGCCCACCGTAGTCTAGCCAAGTTTGGCGGCCAGATCGGCCGCCTTCGGCTCGTAGTAGATTTGCAACATCTTCAGGGTCTTGTGGCCCGTCACAGCAGACAGTTCTAAAACGTTCGGCAGCAACTTCGACATGCGCGTCGCGGCTTCACGGCGCGAATCATGGAAGTGCAGATCATCGAGGCCGACACTCTTTTTCGCCACCCTGAACAGCGTATCGAACGATCCAGCGTTGACTGGCACGATGTGATCGTCGGGCCTGCCTGCCGGCAGCATCCCGAGCAGCTCAATGGCGCGCGTCGAAAGCGGCACATCGCGCGGCGAGTCATTCTTGGTCTGATGCAACCGAATGCATAGCTCGCCGAGGCGCACGTCTCGACGCCGGATGTTCAGGATCTCGCCGCGGCGCATGGCCGTCTCGACTGCGAACGCAAACGACCAGGCGATCAGGTGCTTGGAGATTTCCGGCGCGCTTTTCATGTCCCAGCCGAGCGCGCCGCAGATCATCTGCACTTCCGCGTTGTCGACGCGACGCTTTCGCGGGCGCGCGCTCTTTGGCCGGCGGATCAGGTGGACCGGATTCTCTTTGAGCGGCATGCGCCATTCCTTGATTGCAGTCGTGAACACGGCTGAAATAAGGTTGAGCTCGCGATTGACGGACGATGCCGACACCACGCCGAGCCGCTCATCGCGCCAGTCGGCAATGTCCTGCGGGCTGAAGCGTGACACCGGCTTCTGGAACACCTTGAAGTTGCGGACCAGCATCTCGAGTCGCATGACTTCCCACCGCTCGCCGCGCTTCAGCGGGCTCACTTCGAGCGCGTACCGTGTCAGCATGCGCGCGACGGTCGGTAAGCTGATGGAGTTGTCGTCGGCGACCGAGCCGCCCTCGTTGAGCTTCGCCTCGGTCGCCGTCGCCCAGGTAACCGCCTCGGGTTTCGTGTCGAATGATGCGCTGATGGACTTGTGGCCAGCCTTGCGCACGATCGCGCGCCAACTATCGCCCCGTTTCTGGTACGTCGCCATATTCGGTTCCTTGTTTGCGGCGACTCGGCTGCATCTTGGTACAGACCTGGTACAGTCGCCTGTCGAATTAGGCCAAATGATACCATGATAGTACGCGTTTATCACGGATTCATCGGGTTTTGCGGCGAACGGATACCAGATTAGCGTCCTCTCCTGGGCACCAAGCACCCTTATCTATCAAGGGTTTGCGCGTGATTGGTACAAAATCGGTACAGTAGCATCAGAATTTCGGTTTCATCGCACCAATTAAACCGGCCCAGAGCCGGTTTTTTTGCGTCCAAAATTCCCACTCCGCGACTTCGCGCCCGCTCGCCATACAGCCGACTGTACCAGCATTGCTCCGCCTGCGGCAACCCTGGCCAAAAAGACAGCGCGAACCAACTGGAACTTAAAAGACCTTGACGGAGCGATACTATGGAAGTATGCTTCTGTCATCACGGATAACTTTAGAGGATCGTATGGATGTTCTAGATACCAAGGACATCGCTTGCAAGTCGTGCTTGTCAATATTTACAAGCAAAAAAATCAACGGCAAATGGCCTGTCTTTTGCACAAATAAATGCAGACTCGCCTCGTATCTAAAACCGCAGTACAAGCCATGCGGGTTTTGCCTGGCGACTTTTTTGGCCAAGAAGTCCTCGCACTCCAATAACTTGAAAACTTTTTGCTCGGCGAAGTGCAGGTCAGAATCTCTAAAAAAAGGTGGCACTGAAATATGCGCTCAGTGCGGAATTGATTATTACCTCAGTTCTTCGAAGAAGAGAGAGTCACAAAGGTCGGACAGGTTTTGTTCTGCGAAATGTCGTTTTGCATATTGCACAGGCACAAAGAGTCCAGTGTGGAAAGGCGGCATTTATCAGCTCGAAAACGGGCAGAGGTTTGTGCAGAGAAAAAGGATTGGATATTCGTCGCATATGGTCGGAACGCACAGGTTGATAGCCGGAGAAGCAATCGGCCGACCATTGATCAGGGGAGAGGTGGTAATCCGCGTAAATAACGATAAATCGGACGACAGGCCTGTAAATCTGTTCATATGCAAAACGAACAGCGAATTTTCAAGGCGAAGAAATGGGTCGCTGCCATGGCCTACGGAAAGCAATCTTGACACATACAAGTAGGATTCTAAGGAGAGGGAATTGCCTACAGAAGCTCAATCGCCGCTGATGCGGCTGCCAGAGGTAGAGAAGATTGTCTGCCTTAGCAAGGGTGCAATTTATCGGGCAATGAGTAACGGCGAATTTCCGAAGCCGATAAAAATAACACATCGCGCGGTAGCGTGGAGGCGGGCGGAAATCATGGAGTGGATCGAATCAAGGGAAAAATCATGAAGCCAGTCGGTTACGTTGATCAGTTCGGCCTAGATTCCGTAGCGCATGGTGGCTGGTGCGCACTTCGAAAAGAAGGGAAAATACCTCTATATGCGGAGAGTGTCGGCGCGAAAGAAGCATTCTTCAAGCTTGCAGAACAGGACAAGATTATCGAACAACTACGAAAAGAACTGGACCACTGTAAATCGAACCCCGATAATCAAGCGGAACGCGCGAGGCTTCCGATTGAGCGGGCTGACCTTCCAATCGAGAGGATTCAGGCCTATGCAAGAATCGAGGAACTCAGGAAGGGACTATTCGTTGCCCGCGACGTAATGCGCGTTATGCAAGAATGGGTTAAGTCAAGTGATCCGGCGGCGTTCGATTGGGCGGAGCGGCAGATACAGTCAGCAAATGACATTTTGAGTCACAAGCCGAAAGGTTGAAAGGATGTATTTATGATCTGCCGAAAGACAATGCTGCCCTGTCAAACCATGAATATGTGCGCCCCATTTGAGGGGTGCAGAGATCCGGTCGTCATCTTCCAGAAGGGGTGGCAGTGCCCTATTTGTCAGAAGGTAATGGCGCCGTGGGTCAACATGTGCCAGAACCACGATTGCGGGAAATCGTCGATCACACCCCCTAATGCACTATCGTAGTTGGTACAGGCGCACCGCCAGATTCGCGTGAAACGCCCGCCAGTCAAGGCGGACCGCGTGAAATGGCCGGTGCAGTGTGCCGCCATCAGCAGCGTGCGCAGCGATTGCGCGGCACACGATACACTGTGGTTTTACGCAGGTAGCGGTCATGGGACTATTCGACGACTCCATCGGTCGACCGTGCAAGCTCTGCGAGCATTGGGGCGGCGACGTCGCGGACGGATCGCATGCTTTGTGTGTCCATGGCGGCCATCGGCAGGTACAAGCTCAGCCCGAGCGCGGTTGCGTTTATTGGACGCGTGCGATTGGCTCTGATGACGAGCCAGGTACGGCCAATGCTCACCTCCAGAACGGAGGCCGCCATGACCCAAAGACCCGATGATTCAGACCAGCCGGAAATCGTCCGGGCGCTGCTCGTCGCCCGCTACACGCTCGTGATTCACGACGGCATGAAGGTGACGAGCGAAGGCGAATCGTGGAAGCTCGACTTCACGGCCCAGCTAGCGACGATTGACGCCGCGCTGCAGAGCGCTGGAGTGGACACCACCAAGCCAATGATCGCGCCGGTCAAATGGGCGCGCGCCGATTGACATGGATGCGTCCGACCTGATGCTCGCGACGCTGCACAAGCGCCCGTTCTCGGATCCAGAGTGGTTGTTCGAAATCAAGTACGACGGATTTCGCTGTCTCATACGGAAGGTCGGCGAGCACGTTGACCTGATAAGCCGGAACGGGAACTTGTTCAACGGATCATTTCCCGAAATCGTTGAGGCGGTCTCGGCTATTCCCGGTGACTTTGCATGGGACGCCGAACTTACCGTCGATGACGCGACCGGCCGACCGTCATTCGAGCGCCTACAGCGTCGCGCTGTCACGAAGACAGTAAAGAACGTACGGGCGGCGTCGAAGGCTGACCCGGCACGACTCTATGTCTTCGATGCTCTGTCGATCGGCGGCGTTGATCTGCGCCCGCTGCCGCTTATACAGCGAAAGGCGCGCTTGCGTGACTCGTTTGACGACACGAAAACGATCATCTACGCCAGCGGAATCGAGGAAGTCGGAGAGTGGGTATTTGCGAAGGCGGTAAGCCTTGATCTGGAAGGGATGGTCGCCAAGCGGCTTGAGTCGACGTATCAGAAGGGCCGCTCGCGAGACTGGCTAAAGATCAAGTACGCCGGATACAGCAGGCCGGCTGCTTTGGGATTCGGAAGGAAGTAGCCGACGCGGAGAACGTGCTTGCTCGTTCGATACTTTTTTAGTATCTTAGATACCTGACGATGACCTATTACGGCGCTACTTGCGTAGGCTAGGAGGAAGGGATGGACGACAGGGATTTGCTGGAGAGTGCGGCGAAGGCGGTGGGGTATAAGCCTCACGGCTGGGATGAGGACATAAACCGCCTTCTCGTGGAAGACGATCAGGGCCCTGGTAGACCTTGGAATCCGCTCAGAGACGACGGCGACGCGTTGAGACTGGCAGTGAAGCTCCATATCGACATGGTGTTTCATGTCGGCGACGACGAGCTGACCGTTCAGGGTATAGCCCCGGCACCCGGCAATCCAGACGAAGGATGGACGTTCACCGAAGGCTGGGGCGACGACAAGGAGGCCGCCACGCGTCGAGCAATCGTACGCGCTGCTGCTGCGATTGGGAAGAAGGTAGACGCGCCGCAGAATGCGGGCTAGAGAGGGGTGCGTCCGAAGCGTGTAGCGGTGCTTCGGACGGGATAAAGCAGTTTAAGCAGTCGCTGGCCCGTTCCAGTGCGAACCACCGCCACCGATCCGCACGCCGACCCACATCAGCCACCGGCGCCATGCCGGCACACCAGTAACAGCCGACGCCTCGCGCAGCACTGCGTCGGCAATGTTTCGCGGCACCGGATGCGTCGAATAGATGAAGTCGTGGACGACGCTCGCCTCGTTCGACGTGCCGCCGGCCAGCAGGTAGGCGATCGGCATGCGCGGCACTGACGCCAGATCGGTGATAAAGCCGGTCGGCACCGTGAAGGTCATGCCAGCGACGTCGGACTGATAGACGAGCGGCGCGATCAAGCGCCAATGCCCGTCATCCTTTCCGGTCGCGTTCTCCATCTGCAATTCAGTCAGGAAAGCACTCACGATGCGGCCGCCCCGCTTGCTGGCGCGGCCGACGTCGGCACGACCGTGGCCAGCGCGGCGTCGATCATCGCTTGCACCGTGCCGATCGCAAGCACGGCTTTCGTCTTGTCGTCCTTCGCGAGTTGCGAGGCGTTGACGAGATCAATCAGCAGCGGCGCGACATCCTTCGATAGCGATTGCAGGTTGACTTGCGTCACGGTCGACGATGCCGCACACACCTTGTCGACGGCCGGCTGGATCTTTCCGGTCAGAGTGTCCTGTGCGCCGCCGGTGAACAAGCCAGCTTGCGACAGCGTCGAGAGTTCGTCAGTTACGAGCGGGCACGCGCGCGCGGCGATCTGTGCGGGGGTTTGCGGCACCGTGGCGCATGCGACGAGTGCGAGCGCGACAAGGCCTGCCGCGAGCAGCATGAGAAAGCGTTTCATGTGGATTTCCAGAGAGTGCCGCGACGCGGCGGGTGATTACTGCGCGGGGACGACGGATTGCTTGGCGGCGACGCGCGCGGCGATATAGTTCAGCGCGGCGTGCGCGCCGGACGCGAGCACGCCGGCGACGAGTGCCGAGACACTGGCCGGGACCGGCACATGGAGCGCGAGACCGAGCGCCCACTCGACGGCGGGCATGAGGGTCGCGGTGCTGATGGCGACGCCGCCGGTGACGACTGCAGAATTTTGAGTCATGGATGCTCCAGGCAAGAAAAAACCCGCCGAAGCGGGCTGAAGTTTGCGGCAGTGAATCTCGACTACGACGACACGCCAAGCAGAAGCCGCGGGCCGACCGAAACCTGCATCGTTCGGCTATCGACACGAAGGTTTGTCGTGATCGTGACCGTCACGTTGTACGTTGTTCCGCTGACGCCGCCGCCGAGCCAGAAGGTGACAACTGCGCCTGACATGGTGTGTGTCGTGCCGGGCGGATTGACTGTGATTCCTGCATCGGCCGCGATGACAGGCTCACCCTGGATCGTTTCTCCTGATGCCAGCCAGTTTGTCCAGTCCATCTGGTAGTCGAGGACAGCGGCCGGCGCTTTTGTCGGCAGCGGCGCGAGAAGAATCATGGAATTCCCTTGTGTAAGGTCAGATTGCGGTCGTCTGCCGCTTTTCCGGCGGGACGATAAAGCGGCGCAACTCCGCGCTGACTGACGTGCGCCGCGCTTCTGACGGCAGGACAAAGCACCTTGATTCGGCTGCCACCAATCCTGATCGCCGCTCTGCTGGCACAACGAACTGGATCGGCTTCGAGGTGCTTGCCGAGGCTGGACCGGTCACAGCCCCAGATGCGAGAGCCGTGTTCGGGTTCTGCGCGCTGGCGTTAGCGCCGCTTACAGCGATGGTGCCTGCGCCAGACGACATTGCCGCGGCCTGCGTCGACAGGCCCGATCCAAATACAGAAACCGCGCCAGTCGCCGCCGAAAGATTCGCAGCCTGAGTGCTAGCCGCACTGCCTTGCGCGATATTGCCGATTGCACCCGAAGCATTCGAGACGTTCGGCGTTTGCGTGCTGGATGCGGAACCGGAAACCTTGACTGCACCCGATGCCGCGCTTACGTTGGCTTGCTGTGTAGAGGCGCTGGCACCAGAAACCGACACAAGGCCCGATGCAGAGTCTGAATTCGCGGCCTGAATCGACGACCCAACGCCGCCGACAATCACGACACCAGATGCAGCGCTCGCGTTCTTTGTCTGCGTAGATGCCGCGGCACCTGAAACGGAAATCTTCCCGCTTGCAGCGCTAACGTTGGATGCCTGCGAGCTTGCCGCCGAAGCCGAGACGCCGACAGATGCCGAAGCGGTCGAGACATTCAATTGTTGCGTGCTAGCCGCCGAGCCCGTCACCGTGGCAGCAGAGGCGAGGTATTTAGCCGCGCCGAGCCAGGTATTGCCGCCAGACTGAAGCGTTTTAACCGTGCAGGCGATCGTGAGCGTTTGGCTAGCCGAGTTCGCCGAGTAGGTTAGCGTGGTGCTGTAATAGCCAGGATTGCCGGCTCCCGTGGCCGTAGGCGTGTGCGTTACCGCCGTCGCGCTTCCATCCGAGAGCGTTGCGACGAGCTGCGCTGCGCAACTATTGGCGCCCCAATAGATCGTGACCGTACGCGAGGTCGTGTCAGCCGGCAGCGTGAACTGGAAACCCTGCCCGACAGCCGGCGTCGTGGCCTGTTCAGCAATACCCTCTGTTACGGCTGTTCCTGACGCTTGGGGCGTACCACCTGTCCACGTATAGCCGATGCCAAACGTGAATGTGCCCATCGACACACCTGAGCCCAGCAGGGTAGCCAGGCCGATAGTCGAGCCGCCGCCACTTTTCCGGTTAGGCGTCGTTACCGAGTGATACTCGATCCAGTCGGTTTGCGCAGGAGACGAAAGATTGAATGTCTCTGTGCCGGCAAGAATGGTTGTCGAGCCGGATAGGCTGCCCATGCGCGCCTCCGGTTACATTCAATTGCCGTTAGTGATGGTCCAGCCCGAGATGCTTACTTGCTGCCCCGTCGCGATACTGGTCGTGCCGGTCAGGTTCAAGTCAGCTCCAGACGTCCCGACGCTGCCGTCGATCAGGGCCGTGCCGCCCGAAGTCGTGAGGCGATACCAGGTGGCCGCAGTGCCTGCGCCAGCACCAGCCGTCCCGGTGCCATTGGCGATCGCGCCGACAGTCAGGATGCCAGCGGATGAACTGCCGAACGTGGCCGCGCACGTGTGCGTCGAGAGCGCAACTTGCGATGTTACCGCCGTGTCTGGCGATGCAGGCTGGCTGCCGCTGTAGAGGGTGAGGACTGCAGATGCGCCGGCGGCCGTCGAGATCGCGGCCTGCTGTGACGTTTTGAGCGCTGCGTTGTACTTGAGATTCGAGGCCATGTGCTTTCCCTATGGACGAAAAAATTCCGCGATGGGGCGGGCTGTATTCAAACTTGGTCGTGATGGATGACTTCGGTCGGCGAGAACCGTGCGCCGTCCTTGAGATAGCGCTGCATGCGCCACAGGGGATAGCTGATGTTGTGGATCCCGGCATCCTTGCCCGTGTGATGCAACTTGCAGAGAAGCAACCCCTGCCCCGTCGGGCCCATGTCGTCGACGAACGCGTACGGGTCAGCAGGATCGAAGTGATCCCAATCAAAGTTCGGGAAGTCGGCCTTGACCAATTCCCAATCGATCTCACCCTCTGCAAAGCTGCGCTCGACACCTACGTGATGCGCCTCGAGCGGCTCGCCCGCTTCCTCTGCGGTGCGCTGGCAGATGTAGCAGCGCGGCGGGTGTTGCGACGCCAACAGCGCGTGCTTCGATCTCGTGAATAGCGCGGTCGTCGTGCGTGGTGCGTGCCCAGGTGTGATGACATCCTCGACAAGCGTCGACTTCAATTCGTGATCTTGTGTGACTGGCATAGGCGTAAAAAAACCGCCCGTAGGCGGCTTGTGTGGATGCGGTTGATGGTCAGATGCCGAGCGCGTGCTTTGCGGCCGCATGGAGCGCAGCTCGTCCGTCCGCGCCCTTCATCGCCGGGCCGTTGATCCGGCGCGTGATGCTGTCGAATGCGCCAGCGTCAGCCAGCGTGTTGCAGCCGTGCTCGATCCAGAACCACCCGGCAGACAAAGCTGCGAGTGCCGGGTCTGCGCGCAACTTGTCGGGCGAACTCAGCAGGTCGAGCGAGATGTCGCGGCCGAACGCGGCGAAGTTGTCGTGAAACGTGAGTTGGATCAGGCCCGATCCGCGGTACTGCCAGCCGTCGCCGGTCGAGCTGTCGCCGTTGCCGTACTGGTTGGCGTACACGATCGACGCGATGCGCTGCTGCCGCGCGAGCGGCACGACCGTTTCGCCAGGCTGGCGGCCGAGCGTGTTGGCCAGCGCGAACGGCATCTTTCGCGGCCACGTCGCCATCAGGCCCGGCACGCCGTAGTTGAACGACTCGACCGTTGCCGAGAGGCCGGCGGACTCATAGCCCACTTGCGAGAGAAACGCGGCGAGCCGCTCGGGCGTGTTGACCGAGTAGCGATCGCAGGCGGCTTGCAAGGGGGCTGCAAATCGGGCGGCATTGGCAGCGCTGGCACCACATGCGACCTGAAGTAGTGCTGGCGTGATGGTCATGGCTTGTCCGCTTTGAGGTCCAACTTGTCCTCGATCCGCTCGAGCTTTGCGAAGACGGCCTTGATCGCGTCGCTCAGCGTGTCAAACGTCTGTCGCATCGAATTCGCTGTCACGTATTCCTTCGCGCAGTACAGCTCGAACTCGGCCAGCTTCGTCTCGGCCTTCTCGACGCGAGCGTGGACGCTTCGAAACAACCACCACACCACGGCACTAGCCGCAGTCGCGGCTGCGAGCAGCCAACTGTTCAAAACGTTGAGATCCATCGGGCTTCCAAAAAGAAAAAGCCGCCTCGCGGACGGCTGGGTGATCGGCTGATGGCAGCCGGACGAAACAAATTTCTTGCCTTTACGATACTTTGATAGTATCGTTTATCCAGAAGTGATACCAACCAACTGGGGGAAGAAATGAACATCATCAAAGCAAATCGGTCGCCGCGTACGGCCAAATTCATGGCGGCAGTAATCGCACTGGCAGCAGCATTCTCAGCGACTACCGCGAGCGCTGACAGCATCACCGACTACGTGCATCTCGAACTCGGCGCGGGTGTTTCCAGATACGGCACCCAGGGCGATAACACGTGGTATCAGCAAGGCATGCCGCATCAACTCGGGTTGAGCGCGCCGGTGCTGTCAGCCGGCTTCACGGGACCGCTCTACACCCGTGAATCGTGGGGCATCGATTGGCATGTCAATTACGTGAGCCTCGGCCACGTTTCATCGGACTGCACGTGTACGCCGATGGACCAGAACTACAGCACCAAGACCCATCAGAAACTCGGCCTCTATAACGTGCCGGACGCGAATTTCGTGGGCAACGGCAACGCGCAAGGCATTTCGATCACCGTTGAGCCGTACTTCAAATACCAAGGATGGCGCCTTGGGGCCGAGGCTGGTCTGTATCCCTATCGTCCTGATTGGGACGTAACTGTCTACAACTGGGCGCCGGGGCCGGGCGTGCCGACTTCAACTATCCATGCCGATACGCCGCACGCATGGCAACTCGGCAAGGTCGTAGGCTTGTCCGTTGGGCGTGGCCCGCTCTCGCTGTCCTACCAGCACTACTGGCTCCCCACCCGCTTCGACTCAGCGCACTCGCCAGCCATCTGGTCGGGCGCGGATGTGCTGATGGTGAAGTATCGATTCTGACCATTTGGCCGTGGCTGTGGCAAAATCCGGTTCCATCATAGGAATGGCGAGAGAAAAATGGAATGGATTAACGCAGAAACGAACCCGCCCAGCACATGTAAGGACTATGTATGCATTGCGCATGGAAAAATGGTCGTCGCGACACTTCGCGAATATTTCTATGACGTGAAGCGGCCGAACTGGAGCGTCGATGGTGTGACGCATTATCTTCGGGAAATGCCGTCGCTTCCCGATGATGCCAACCAGAACTAGGCGGGGGTAGGCATCGCCGCCTTCACCCAATCGGGCGAGCTGTCGTAATAGGCGACATACCGCGGATCGGCCGTATCGATTTCCGCTTGGTACTGCCACGTCTCGAGCGGTTGCTCCCACCACGACCATCCGCACGGATCGGTCATTGCCGCGTCGACGAACTGCATCCAGATTTTTTCCATCATCAGATCTCGTAGGAATTTACGACGACAGTGTAGTTAGGCGTACCGGCCGTACTTGTTGCGGAGTAAAACATGCGCTGCGCGGTACTAAGTTTGAGTCGCGTGAGTGCAAGCGAATTGGACCCAGAGGCGGTCAGCGCGATACCAACAGTCTGCGCTCCCGTGCTTGCCGCACTGGAATACAGCGTGAGTGTAACGGTGCTTACCGATGTGTTTCCGGCGGTAAACTGTCCGGAGAAATTCTTGGCATTCGGCGGCACGGCCAGATTGTTTACCTGCGTCGGCGATGCCGCTACCGTGTTCGTTGACATAGCGGTGACATTGGCAATGTCGACTGACCGATCCATCACTACGCACGGCACAATCAGCGACGATGCGTTGGTCGGCACGACCGTTATCAAAGCGCTCGCCGTATAACCGGCGGGCATATTTGCGCCGCCATAAATTTCCGCCCGGGTTGATGCAGCACTAGAAGCAAGCAACGCGCTGGCTTGCGTGGTCGGGTTATAAATGGCATATAACGCTAGGAAACTTGACGCGGGGATACTTCCCGTATCCATACCGTTCGCACCGACCGTCGCGCCGTTGAATGTCGCGCTGAACGATGGAACGGTGTATTTAAGGCCCGCTACCGTTTCAACCTGCACTTGACCAATATTTACAGTCAACGTCGCTGCCGCTGTAGTCTGAACAGCCGCCACATTGCGAGATACACCGACCACGCCAGTGCCTTGCTGGATCTGCGTCAGAAGCGGCGCGGTGAGGAACGGCGCGCCGGTGAACTGGCTGATGTTCGCCGACGTGATCGTGACTGCGCCAAACGCCACCGTGATGACCCAAAGGCCCGTGAAGCCAGAATCGACAGCAGGCGTCGTCTGCGTGCCGGTCGTCGCGGCAGTGCCCGCTTTCAGTTGAAGCTGAACCGTGTTGTCGCGGAACGTGGTGTTCGACGTGCCGGTGCCGTTCGGCCCGTTGAAGGCTTGGGCAGGATTCGCCGCGTTGTAATACGGCAGCACGGTCGAGCCGCCGTCAACTTCCTGAAATGCCGCTTCGACCAGGTAGTTGATCGAGAAGCCTGCGGTCGTCGGCGCTGGGCAGGCGAAGTTCACGGCGTCGAGCAGAATGCCCTGCTTCACGATCTGGTGAGCGTCCGCGGTCAGCGACGAGTACGCGCCCGTGTCGGTGGCTTGCAGCGAGTACGCGCGGCCAGGGTTGACGTTCACCGTCATGCCCGCCGGCGACGTCGGGACGCAGCCGAGGCCCGAGAACAGCGTCGAGGTGCCGAGCATGTCCTGCAGAACGTGACCGAGCGCGATCATCGCGTTCTTGTTCGTGTTCAGTACGTCGACTTCCAGAGGGATCGCGCCCGGGTAAACGATTTGACGCTTCATGTAATGGCTTCCACAAAAAGAAAACCCCGCTCAGTGGCGGGGTTGGATTGGAATGTTCTGTTGCTCGACTAGCTGCTGATGCGCGTCCAGGCGATCGTGCCGGCGGGTATCACTGAAGCGATGGCCGCGTATATGTCGGCATCGCTAACCGACTGCTGGACCATTCCAAGGTCGGCGTACTCGCCGCGTGAGGCGATGCTGTAGCCGGATGGCGAGCTGCCGTAGCCCGCCACAGATGGGATGCCGGTCCCGATCGGGCGATACGCGGTCACGAAAGCCTGATACGACAGCAGCAGCGAGCCGTACGCACCGGCCACGCCATACCCGCACGCGTTGCCATAGCCGCCTGTATCAGCAGGCCGGCGAGGCTCGACAATCAGCGGCGCGCGCCCTGTCAGCGTCGTGAGCACCTGCACTACGGCTTTGCGCGTCGCGCGCTCGCGGAACAGGTTGATCGTGATCCGGTTGCGGAACGCGGTGTCGCTCTCGCCGGTCTTGCGCGGCAGCGTCGTGCCAAAGAAGTCGGCGGATACGACGTCGAGCCAGCCATCCGTCGCGGTCGCAATGCGCAACTGAAGCCGCGCGTACGAGAGCACCGTGTAGACGTTGGCGAAGATCGCCGCGAAGCCTTTCAGAAGCGCGGTCAGGATCGGCGGAGCGTCACCGAACCAGCCGCGCGGGATGAGCGCCTGAAGGCGCCCGAGCATGTCGTTGCTGTCACCAGTCGCCATATCAGTTCACCACCAGAGTGCCGGCCCGAATCACTTGCTGGCTCGTTCCAACAACGTCGCTGGTGCCCGAATTGAGGGTAATGCCCGTCACGTTGATTACGCCCGGCGATGCGTCATACGCGACTTGAGAAAGCCGGGAGTACGGCAGAGTGACGGTTTGCGTAACCGGATCGCGCGGCAGCGTGCTGATGAATGACTGAAGCGCGGCCTGCACCAGCGCAACCACCGCAGAATGCGTGTACCCGCTTGCGGTAGCAATCGTCATCGAGATATTCGCGCTGACGACGATCGGTTTATGCACATCGAAAGTGATCGTAAAACCGCGTACCGCATCAATGGCGTTGGAGACATTTGAGATCAGATTGTCCGATGGCGCGCCCGATCCGTCGTCCACCATGACCCAAAAATTCCCGGGCTGATAGACGCCAGCGTACGTGGAGTTCTCGGTGATCGTGTACGTGAGGTTCTGCTGAAGCGACGTGATCGCGTTGCCGATCGCCGCCTTCGTCGCCTTCGACAGACTCAGCAGCCACGACTGGAAGCTGGCCAGCGCATTGGCGTCGCTCTGCGCGTCAATGCCGTTCGTGAACGCCGCGGCATTGGTGACGGTATCGACGCCGGGCACTGACTGCGACATCTGCGAGATCGTGCCAGCTAGCACGTTCGCCGCCGAGCCGGGCGTCACCGCCGTGACGGTCACGGTGACACTCGGGACGCTCGGCGCGAGCACGTAGCCGCCGAGCGTCGAGCTGTACGCCGCGTTCGTCGTGTCGAGGTTGACCGTGAACTGTTGCGAGCCATCCGTCGTCTGCACCACCGTGCCGACAGGGATAACCGCCTGCGCAGTCGGCGTGAAGCGCGAGAACGTCACCGAGCCAGTTGCCGATGCCGCGCCGAGCCGCGCGAAGCCGAAGTCGGCAAACCACGTGTCGAGATCCGGGCCGGTAGACGTCGATGCGCGCGTGAGCGCCATCATTTGCAGGATCAGGCCTTGCAGCCACAGGGCTATGCCCGACACTGCCTCGCCAAGCGCGCGCAAGACCGTCCCGATGTTGAAGTTCAGGATCGCGGATGTGACCGAACCCTGAACCGCAGACGCAAAGTTTTGCAGCATCTGCGTCAGCGATTGCGTCTGTACGTTTGCCATTTATTGATTGATGTCGAAAGAGAGGGTTGCCGCCTGCCCCGTCACCGCGTCGGCATACTGGATCGTGACCGCGGCGCCGTTGTTGAATGGCGTCACCGTGACGACAGGCGTCGGCACCTGAGCGATGCCGGCGATCGTCTTGATGGTCGTCAGGATCGCGCCGCGCAACTCGGAGGCGTTGAGCGTCTTGCCGATGCGTCGCGGGATGCCTGCGCCAAAGTCCGCGTGCCAGGTGTAATCGGGCGATGCGATCGGGTTGCCGGATGAGTCTGCGAGTAGCGGATTGGTCATCAGCGCGCGGAGCAATTCCTGTTGCGCCAGCGTGTCGTCGGTTGCCACCGACAGGTCGCCGTTCGCGCCGATCTGGAGATCGTTTCCCCAGTAATGGTTCAGATCGCTCATTGCGGGACTCCACCGAGGCCAGAGCCGCCGGAATTAACGTGCTGGTGAGAACTGTCGATACGATGCCCGTTGTTCGTGATCTGGCCGGTCGTGTTCAGGTTGCCGGTAATGGTCGACGTGTTGCCGCTGCCGTTGTCGCCCGAAACAGCCATGCCGCCCTGGCCGGTAATCGTCTGCTTGACGAGGACCGTGTTGTCCATCTGCACCGGGCCCACGAAGTGATGCTGCGTCGCGGTATAGGTGATCGTGCTCGCGGCCTTTATCTCGACCGTGCCGTCGTTATGGAACTTCAGCAGAGAGCCCGATTTGTGCACCACCCACGTCTCGCCGGCCGGAATAGACGGCGGAACGTTGACGTTAGAAAAGAAGCGACCAACGATCTTTGGCGCAGCGATCGAGAAACGCGAAAACGAAACCTCGACCATGTCGCCGATGTTTGGGGCACTGGCCACGCCGAAGTTTTTGCCGACGCCAACCGCATTGAGAGGTATCCAGCCGGTTTCCTTAAAGTCGCTATCGCCAACGCCTTCCACTGTCACCTTAACTGAATGCGTGTCAGGGTTGTAGCTGGTTACTTCGGCCGTGCGCGGCTTTGCAAACCCAGACAGAATCCCTTGCGCGATAGAGCGCACCGTATTTGCGAGTTCGTGATAATCCATTAGAGCGGGACGGCCTGTGAGGTTGCGCTGTGGTTCTTGCCGTGGACGTTCATCTCGAAGCCGCCGTCGAAGGACATGCGACGCACGATCGACGACGGGTAGTAGGTCTGGTCAAACTTCGTACCGGTGCCTGAAACCTGAATGACAGTGAACGCGCTCAGCGCGACGTCGCCCGGCATGCGGCATGAGAACTTCATCTCGTGCTGAACGATCAGGTCGTACTTCTGTTGTGCGATCTGGAGCGCGCGCTGCTTGTCGATGTTCGGAAAGAAGAACGTGAACACCTGGCCGCCGCCGGCCGTCGTGGCCTGACCCGGTTGCAGGCTGCCGACCTTCTTCGGCGGATAGGTCGCGTTGAAGCCATACTGCTGCTTGTCATTCCACGACCGCACCACCACCGTGACGCCGCGCGACACCGTGAGCGTGCGCTGGAACTGCATGTCTTCGACGTTGCCGGCCATCGCCCGATATTGCTGCGTGCTCGGGTTCACCGTCGACCATACAATCGGGTACGGCGTCGAATCTGCGGCGGGCGGAGGCCCGAAATACAGCGTCTTGTCCGCCACATAGACGCGAAACCCTTCCTGCTGCGCCAGGAACGAGAGAATGTCCCATTCCGTGCGCTCGTCCATCAGGTTGACGTGCTCGATGTCGTAGTACGCGCCGGCGACCGTCTTCGTCGCCGTAACGTTCGGCGTCAGCCCGCGCCGCTTGGCGAGCGTCGTCGCAATTTGGCTCGACGTCTGGTTCTGGAATTTCTCCGTCGTCTTGGCGTCGATAAAAACACGCGTCAAGTCGCGGCCGCGCACGGTGATGACGTCCTGTGCGATGTCATAGTCGATCGTGTCGGCCTGACCGTAGATCAGCTTTGTCAGATCAGCCGGCGTGTACGTGTCGTAGTCCGCTGGAAATCCGGCGAACAATTCGATGTACATGTCCTTCTGGTCGCTGAACCAGTTGACGTCGGTTGCCGCCGGCAACGCGGAGCCAATGAACCGCACGGTGAACGTGTCAGCCGACGACAGAGCGTTGTTCTCGACCTCAAAGTCGAGCCAGGCTGGCGCCAGCGTGCCGTTGATGCGGACCAACCCGCGCGGCACAGTGACCAATCCGGCCGGCTGCGTCACGAGGATCCGGTCTGCATTAGGCATTCGCTACTCCGTCCGCTGCCGCGGCGTTGTTCGTGGGCGGCAGCGCTATGTTCTGCGTGCCGTTGATGTTCGGATCGCCACCGAGCGCCGGATTGGCCTTGGAGATCGCCACCCACCCGGTCGCGTCCTTGTAATACTTGGCCGCCATGTCGTAGAGGTTGCCGCCCACGACCGTGACAGTCTTCGACGCCGACCCGATCGTCCCGATGTTCGTGCTGATGCGCGACAACACGCCCTGCAGCGTCAGCAACTGCGGCTGCTGCGTCATGGTGTTGACCTGGGCGCTCAGTTTCGAGACCTGCTGTGCGATCGGATTGTTCGGCAGTAGGCCGCCGACCGTCGACACACTCTGCAGCGTGTTCTCGCCGGCGGCGATCAGCGTACTGACCTGCGCCTGAGCCTGCGCGAGCGGCGCGAGCACCGTCTGAAGCGTGCTTTTCGCCGCCGTCGCAAAGCTCGACACCGCGCCGATTGCGGTTGTGAGCGCCCCCATGCTGGACGTCAGGCCCGCATTGCCGATGCTCGAGCAGATGCCGTTCGCGGTCGAGATGTCCGCGCCGATCAGCGCGTCAATGCCGGGCGCCGCAGTCGGCCCCTGCGCGGCGTTGTCGGCCACGACCTCAAGCTCGATCTGGTAGTAAATCTCGAACTCGCGCGCGAAGTCCTCGATGAACCGGCGAATCACGACCGAGTAGCTGTACTGGCTGAACGTCAGCGTCAGCATCTTCTGCGCGAGCGCCATCTGCTTAAGCGTGCTCGCGCGCTGCAGGGCGTTGTCACCGAGCAGCATTCCCGACCATTTGAGCGGCGCCGGGTCATAGCCCATCATGTTGATGTTGCGGGCGCCGCCGACCATCTTGCGGACGACGACGCCAATCGCGGTTTCCATCGTGATCCGCTCAGGGATCTCGTACTCGGAAAACGTGAAGTCGCCGAGCTGCAGAACTACAGGCATATCAGTGTCCGGTTACGAATTGATTGATCGGCGAGGCATTCGGGTCGAAGAATCCGGTTCCGAGCGACGACGACGTCTTGCGCACGATCGTCTCGACGACCTTCGTGTGAATCGGCGTGCCGTCCATCGTGGCGTGAACCGTCACCGTGGTACCTCCCGCCGCTCCCGGCGCAACGTATCTGCCGTGCCCTTCATGCGAATACGGATGATCGAGCGCGGCGAGGCGGCGCTGCGCGTCAGGCGTAAGGTTTGCGCCGGGCCGCACTTTCCCGTCAGGGTCCTTGTCTTTTGCGTCTTCGATTTCCTGAGACGTCAACGGTCGGAACGCGTAGGCGGCCGCGGCGAGCGTGCCGAGCGCCAGCACAGCAATGCCAATCGGATTAGCCAGCATCCCGATTGCGCCGAACAGCGAAAACTTGCTTGCGCCGCCGATCATCGCAGTGATGCGCGCCAAACCAACAGCGCCGCCAGCAGCCTGCATAGTCATTGCCAGCCCGAGGCCGCGAAGCGCCGCAGTGAGGATCAGCACTGTGCCTCTGAACATCAGCGATCCGGAGAGGCCGATCAGCGCATACGCGAGCGCGCGGAACATCGCTGGATGCGCCTCAACCGTCTTCGACAGGCCATCCAACGCACCCGCCAGCTTCAGCAACCCGCCAGTGATGACGGGAAGATAAACAGAGCCGAACATGGCCAGGAAGTTTGTCCATGCCGATTCTGCGGCAATCTCCGCGCCTTCTGGAGACTTGATGTACTGCTGATAGCCGCTCGAATAGTCCTTTGCGTTGCTGAAAATCCGCGAGTCCTTCGCGAACTTCATGCCGTTGACGATCAACTCACCGAGGAAGTCTCCGGTCGACCGATTGAACTTCGACGCTAGCATTTCAGCGACTTGCTCATTGCTCAGATCCATGCCGTAGCGCTTGCGAATAGCAGGCGCCAGCACGTTCTGTACAAACTGGTCCGGGCGATGCGAGAACTGTGAAATCAGGTCCGATCGCAACCCGCCAGTGACGGGCATCTCAGCCTTGCGAAGATTTGCCTTTTCCTTCGCGCTGAGTGGCAGCTTGTTGATCGACTCATTGATCAGCTTTACCTGATCGGGGCTGACACCGATTTGCAGCAGTCCGAGCGAAGCGAGAAAACCCTTCGCCTTGTTGTCCATGTGGCCGCCGACGAGCGAACTGAATGCCGTCATGCCTGACGTGCCAGCGGTCGGGCCGCTTTTCGCTTGCATGTATGCCGCAAAAGGACCGTACAAAAAGTCCTTGTCGTACATGGTGTACGCCATCTTGCCGGTTTGCGACGCGTGGAAGAAGTCGCTTGGCGACACCTTGCCACCCGATCCGGTGTACACCTGCGACATGCGCGCCAACTCGTCGCGCATCGCGTCAGGATGCTGCGTTAAGCGGTCGCCGCGGTGTTCGAGCGCCTTCACGGCGTTGTAGACGAGCCCTTCTACTGGCTTGCCGTCGTTCTGCACGCGCGCCATGATGGAGAACTTCTGAAAGTCCTCAGACATGCCGATTGCGTGCGGTAGATCACCAAAAGCCGTATGCAGATCGCGGATCAGGCTGATATTGTCTGCTATGGTCGAACCGAGGTTCTTGTGCGCCAGCATCTGCGCCTGCGCAAACGCCTGAGCATTATCTGAAGAAGACAGGTTCAGCGCCGTGAACTTCTGGCGCTCCTGCTCGAGCTTCTTCGCCTGCTCGTATGGGCCTTTGAGCATGCCAGCGATACCGGCGCCCAATCCGAGCATCAGGCCGCCCTTCATGGCCTGTTTGTTGATACTATCGATACGCTTCTGGAGTGCAGCGGCCTGCGCCTCCGTGCGCATGAAATCCTTGCCTAGCGCAGCCAAGCCGAGTGCGGCATGGTTGATCAGGCTAATTTTGACGCCGATCTTAAAGGCTTCGAACATGAAACGCTCTCTTAAATATCGCCTGCATGAATGGGCGGCGGATCGCTTTGAATCCGTCCAGTACCCGTCGATCCGGGCGACTACCGACGCCGGCAAGTTGCGGGCGCCGATTCGATTCGCTCATGCGATGCCGATCTGGAGCCGCGTCGACACCATCCTGATAAGCCTTGGCGGCCTCGCAATCGGCGTAATCGTGCTTTTCCTGCTCGGCCTGATTGCCTGGTCGCTCATTACCGGCTAGTCGATCTTCGTGTCATATCCGAGCGAGCGCGGCAGGTTTCCGCGCCCCAACAACCCGGCAACGAACGCTTTGCCGAGGATGCGCTTGATGAGCGCCTCGTTATGCAGCACAGCCGGCCCGAGGAATGGGCGCGGCGGGATCTTGTCGGTCCCGAGTTCCTGATAGACAGCGACTTGGCTCGTTGAGCCGATAGTCGCCTCTGTGCCAGAAACATCCTTCCCGATCGAATCGCGCATCTCGCCGGTCCGCAGCAGCGGTTGATCCGGCGAATACCCTTTTGCTACGCGATCTTCGACCGTCGATTCAGCGAGTTGCGCCCATGCCGGGAAAGGACCGATTGCAGCCTGATACGAGCCGATCTCGTCTTTCGCCTTGTCGCGCACAGCCGTTGCCACTTCATCTAGCCCGCGGCGCAATTCAAGCGCCACAGCGACTTCGAGCGTGGCAAGGTGCCGCGCGAACTGCCCAAGGCTCGTGAATTCCTTCATTTCGGCTCCTCAAAAGCCATGTTCTCGAAGTTGAATTTGTGCCCTTCGAATTCCGAGAACTTGATTGAGAACGCCGCGCGCGTCACGTCATCCAGCGCGAAGGCAACGTCAAACGGGACGTTATTTTTCACGAGCCAGAGTGCTTCGCTGATCGGGACCGACATGACTAGTTTTTTATCGCGTCTCGCGTCTCATCGGCGCTCTGTGCGCCAAAGTTTTCTTGCACGCCCTGCATCACCGCGGCGACGCCCTCTTCATCCAGACGGGTGATCAGCGCCTCGATTTCGCGCTCGCTGTTCGGCTGGCTGACCGGCACGCCGTCGATCTCGACGACATACGTCAGCGGCAGCACCATCTGCACATAGACCGTGTTCTCTGCGGACTTGCCGAGGATCTTCACGAGTCGGAACTGCGCCAGAACGCCGGGTTTTTGCAGCGCGATCGAATGACCATTGGCCGATTCGATGACCACGCGCGCGGCGGCTTGCTTGACGATTGCCGAACTCGGCGTCTCGCCTTGTCCGTCCTGCTTCACAGTGAGTTTTGCCATGGCTTTTAGGTGAGAGTTTTCGGGATGCGGCCGACGTCAGGCCGGCCGCATGGATTACGCGAGCTTGAGGCGGCGCTCAGCGAGCCAGTCGACGGTCATCTTCACCGTCTCGTCGCCGGCGGCGTCGCCCGGGTTCGGAAACTTCAGAATGACGTTCGCGTACTGGTATTGCGAGATCGCGCCGCTGACTTCGGTGATCGTTTCGGTGATCGTCGAGGTCAGGTTGTTCTGGCCGGCGTAATAAGCAGCTTCCTGCGCGGCGAAGAAGTCGTCGACCGTGCTGTCCTGCCGCTCGATTTCGAACGTGCCATTCCAGCCATCGGGAAACACGACGTGACGCGTGCGGCCGTCGAGACCTTTGATCTTCTTGTCGATCAGATCCTGCTTTTTCGTGAACTTGGTCACGAGGTTGAACTGGATCGGACCGCTCGGCGTCTGCACATTGACCGCGTAATCGCGGCCTACGGTAAAGCCATTTACAGGCATGAGTCGCACCTATGAAAAAGAAAAGCGCCCGAAGGCGCTCATGTGCTGTTGAAAGTGCGGCTTAGCCTGCCGAGACGCTGCTCGAAGACTTCACGACAACCGTCTGGCCGCCTTGCAGGTTGATGACGAAGTAGAAGACGATCGAGAGATACTTGACCGTCACGTTCGCCGTCATGTAGCCGTTGGCCACCGCCTGATCGCTGTTGTTCGTCTTGTCGATCACCACCGTGTACGGCACGGCCTGCGGGTTGTTCACGTCGCCGATGTAGCCGACGTTCCACAGGTTCGACAGAAACGCCTGCATCGCCGACTTCGCCTGATTGCGAAGGTCGGTCGTCTGCGGCTTTCCGATCACGTAACCGAACGCCGCCGACAACGTCAGCGCGAGATAGTTCGTCATCCGCGTGTAGTTGTCGCCGCACGTCGCCGGGTTGCTCGACGCGTTCTTGCCGGTCTGGCACGCGTAGTAGTTGCCGCCCGGTGACGGGTTCGTGATGACATCGAGGCGCGACACCGACACCTGACCGATTTCGGCTTGGCTGTACTGGTTCTTCTGCGCGACGCGCTGCGTGCTGGCGATGCCGAAGATCGGATCGTTCAGGCTCGACAGGTGCGGCGCCATGGATGCCTGATTGGGCGCCCAGAACGTCGTCGGACCGAGCAGGCGCTGCACGCCGTTCGTGTTGTCCTGCCAGTAGATCCAGTCGCCGACGAACACCTTCAGGCCGTAGCCATCAGCGCCCGCGGTGTTCAGGCCGGTAGAAACCGTCGTGTACGACGAACCGGACGCGCCCTGCACGCCGAAGTAGATGCCTTCGGACAGAGCGAACGCGAGGATGGACGACCATGCGGTCGAATCGGTGTGATCGATCAGCGTCGCGACCTGCACGCCCGAACTGCGCAGCGCAAACATACCCTTGCGGGTTGCGCTCGTGCCGTCCGTGCCGAGCAGAACGGCATCGGTGATCGTCGTCGTGCCGTCCGTGCCGGCGGTCGCCGTGAACGTGTTGACGACGCTCGGGAGCGCAGTCGAAGTGCCGATCGTTGCGACGAACAGTTGCGACGGACCGCGCGCCGACGTGCCGAGGTTCACGGCGTTGACGAATGCTGTCCACAGCGCCCCGGCAGTGCCGGTGACGTTGTCGAACACTTCCGGCGTGAAGCCGGGGCGCGTCAGCGTGAGTTTGTAGCTCGATGCCGCAGTGCCGGTCGTGATCGCAGCCGTCAGCGTGTTGCCGATCGTGCCGGTGTAGATCGCCGTCAGCGTCAGCCCGGTGATTGTGCCTGCCGTGTCTTTCACGGCGCAGCTTGCGGCGGCATCGGTGCCATCAGTGACGCGCACATACTGGATCGCGTTCGCGCCAGCGGCCAGCGCCACCTGCACGGCCGTCGACACGTCGTACTTGCGGACCTGCGGCGAGCCTAGCCAGTTGGCCTGATCGTTGCCCGAGCCGATAAGCGTCGCGCTGTTGACGGGGCCCCAAGAGCCCACGCCGACCAGACCGAGCAGGTTGGTCGCAACGCCGTTGATGATGGGGGGCGGCGGCTGAATTTGCAGATAGACGCCAGGCGCAGTAAGCGCGGTGACGTTTAATTGCCCCTGCTGGAAAATGGTCATGTAGGCTTCCCAAATGAAAAAAGCCGCCCGGAGGTGGCCTTTTCAGCGTTGATGTGGTGTTACTGCGCAGCCGTCTTGACGACGTGACCTGCGTTTTCGCCGGCGAGCACCTTGGCGATGTCGTCAGCCGAATCGATGCGCGCGCCGCGCTCGTAGTCGCCGAATGGATGAATCACGACGAGCGCGAAATCCGCCTTCGCGGCGGCCTGTTTGTCAGCCATGACGGCTCCTAGTAAATGATGGTCTTGATGACCGCGCCCTTCGGATCGGTCAGGTTCGTCTGTGTCACCACGACGTCGGTCGCCTGTTGCGAGATCGTCGTCGGATACTCGACCGAGTAACAGAGGTCGCGCCGGTACAGGTTCGCTTTCTCCTGCAGGTCGACGACGTCTGAACTGTGGTACAGCAGCCGTCCGCCGAAGCCGTCAGGCAACGACAGGAAGTTGATCTGCGCGAGCATCGGGTCGAGCACCTTGGCCGCTGCATCGCGCAGCGCCGGTGTCGGTGCCCAGATGACGATGCGCAGCACGCGCGACTGACGCTTGACCTCTTTCGCCACCGTGCCCGAGCCACCCGAGCGCAGCGTGGGTGCCGGCGTGCCAGCGGAAAGCGTGATGATCGGGCCGCTCGACGTCGCGCCCGGATAGACCGCGGCGATCAGCGTCGCAAGCGCACTGGCGATCGTCGACAGCGTGTCGTTCGGCTGCGCCGCGTACGTGAACGGATGGCCGGCGATCAGCACGGCTACGTTCTGCGCAAAAAATGTCGCCGGGATGCTGCCGCCAACCGTGATCGTCTGGCCCGATTGGCTCAGCACCACCGTCGGCGCGTTGTGCAGCACCGTTTGCCACGCGTCGAGGTGGCGCGTGGTCTTTTTCTCGATGTTCGTCGGGTAGACGGACACGTTGACCTTGCCTGCGGCGAGATCCGGGTCGAGTTGCGCCGATGTCGGCCATCCGGAACCGACGCGGCACTGCGCGCCGATCGCCGACGCCTGGCTCGTCCCGTTCGGGTACAGCGTAGCCGCGATCACGCCGACCAGCGTGGTCTGTATTTCGCTCAAATCAGCCATCAACTACCTCCCGAGCGTATTCATATCCCGGATGGCCGCGCTTAAGACGCGCTGCAATTGTGGCCTCTCTGATTCCGGTTGCCTTATGCGCTGCATTAATGCCGTTGTGAAACACGCCATCAATGTAGATTTTCGTGCGTCTAGCCTCAGCCACTTTCTCGACAAGCTCAGGTGGCTTCTTGCGGCCCTTCTGAGACGCCGACATCTTCGCAAGCGACTCGGGAGTGTGGCGACGAGCCGCCGCAAACGCTGAAGCCCTACGCCTCCATTCTTCGCTGCGTTTGCGGCCGGTGTTGGCTATGGAAACCTTCTTGCGGCTTTCTTCGCTCCACTCCTTCCCGATCTCGCCGCCGCTCGTTAAGTTGTAGCCGTCGACGAATGTATTGAGAGCCGAAATCCAGTGAATTTCGCGAAGCACTAAATCGCGATCGTTTTCGACTTGCTCAAGAACGGAGATCGAGAATGCTTCGGGGCCATATTTTCGGATCGCGTTGGCAAGCTTTGTATTTCGAGTGCCTGCATTCGCGGTCGATTTATGCTCAGTCCATCGTCTTGCAACTGAACCATTGGTCAGACCGACATATTGCTTTCCATTAGCCGCGCACGTGATTACGTAGATGATCCCCATTATGTCTGCGCCTGTTGTGCGGTCATCCGATAGCCGAGATCCGTGAGTTCGACGCTCGACAGGATGTAGCGCCGGCCGAGATCGTCGAACGCGAGATCAGTCGTGCGCAGCGTCACGCCGGGAATCGCCGGGCACAGGATCGACCACCATGGGTTGCGGACGTCGCCCGGCAGCCCGACCTCGTTCTTCTCGCCCTTCGTGCCCTGCAGCACTGAGGCATGCCAGCCGGCAGCGAGCGGCGTCTGCGTCGCGGACGTGTTGCCCTCGTAGTTCGTCACCGCGCCGAGGTCAGATTGCGCCTGCGGCCGCGCGAACGACAGCGTGCGGTTGCACTCGACCGCGAGGATCGGTAGCAGCGCCTGCTGCGCGGCAATGAAAAACGTGCCTTCCGCGCCGACCAGGTAGTCGCCTACCTGCGTCTGCGTGCCGTCAAGCAGCGCGTACCAGGTCGGCTTCGCGTACTTGTTCGGCTTGCTGTACGTCATGTCCTCGGCGTTGAAGCTCGCAAGCAGCGACGTCGAGATTGGCTGAAGCGCCGTGATGTCGGCCGTGACTGGCCGGTATTGGCTATACGCGGTGCCGATCTTGCTGGCCGCAATGGCATAGCCGCGGTACACCTTCTGCTGGATCTTTGCGCCGTCCATGATTAGCCTCGGATGACCTGACCAGCACCATTGCCGAGCTCGGGGCCAGGTGCGAAGCCGAGAAACCCGCACATCCGGCGGCGCCAACTGTCGAACAGCTTCGACCGGTCAGCGACTTCGCTCTTGTTGCGCGACCAGACTGCAGCCTGGTCGGTGTCGAGGTTGTCGCCGGCGCCGAAAATCGCCGTCTCCAACGTGTAGAGCGGCGTCAAATACACAGAAATCAGAGTTGTTTCTTCTTCCGGCCGGAGATTTGTGAGGCGGTGCTGCATCGTCATCCACGTTCCCGGCGAGACCCAGCCGTATGCGAAGTCTCGCGAGTCGTCGGCAACGGTATCGCCCAACAATGGATAACCGGCGAAGCGCCGAACATCGGCCAATTGCTGAGCGGTCAGCATTTACGCAGTCTCCCAGCCGCCGGGGCGGTAGTTGTCGACCTCGTCCGGATGAACCTGCGCGCTGTGCGGCTCCGGGTACATCTCGGCGTCGCGTGTCATCGTGACGTACTCGATGTCATCGCCCACTTCCTGCGTATCCGCCGGGAGAATTGCCGCTTGCTCATCGGCCGATAGAGCCGCGAACTGTTCTTCCGTCAAACCTGCTGCTTCGAGCGCCTTGGCGCGCGCTTCGGCTGCCGCTTTGGCCGCTTTCTGCGCTTTCGTCAAACCTGCCATGTCTTCTCCTTGATGCTGGCGGCCAGCAGCCGAAGCCGCGGGCCGCCAGAGGCGTTTAGCCAAGGAACAGCGCCGTGTGCGCCGGCTTGATGTTCGCCCAGCCGTACGCGATCGCCACTTCGTAACGAACGCGGCGATATTGCTTGTACATCGCCACTTCGAACGACAGGCCGCTGCGCGGATCGGTGATCGTCACGCGGTCATCGGCCATGTCGCCTTCTTCCGGCAGCGCCGGCATACGCGTCGCCAGCACAATCGCCGAGCGGCTGAATGCCATGTTGCCGGTGTAGGCCGCCACGACCGTCACAGCCGTACCGGTGTTGACTGCCTTGCGCAGGCCCGGAGCCGAGATGATGACATTGCCGCCGGTCAGGGCCGTTGCGACGACGTACTTGTTCGTGTCACCGGCAAAGGTGATGACGTCGCCAGCCAGGATCGTGCCGGTGCCGGTCTGAACCGGGATGGTCGTCGCGCCGATCGCGAGCGCACCGTTGGTCACGTAGCTCGCGCCGGTGCCCGGGGCGTGCTGGCTGATGCCGGCCGACTCGCGGATCTTGAAGCCGTGGATGTCGAGCAGCGTGCCTTGCGCGCGCAACTCGGTCGTGCCGGCTTCATTCGCCTTCGTCAACTGGGCGAGCGAGCGCACCTTGGCGCCGGCGGTCGTGTCGATGATCATCTGCAGGTCGGACGGCGGAGCGCCGTTGTCCTTCAGAATCTTCAGCACGTTTGCCGGATCGCTCAGGTCCGACGCGAACGGAGTCGCGCCGGCCGTGCCCCATGCGCGCGAAGCGGTCGACGCGAGCGATGCGACGTTCGATTCGATTTCGTTCGTCAGCGTGCGGAGCGCCTGCGAGATCTGGTCGCGGCGCACGTTGGCATAGCCAGCGCCCGAGTTGATGCCCTTCTGTTCTTCACCGGTCCAGCGGAACGGCACAGCACGCGACTTGGTGATGACGATCGGCGTGTTACCGATCGACTGGTCGCCGTCGTCGGGCGGCAGTTGGCCCGGCGTGACGTCTTCCGCAGCCGATGCCGGCGTCTGGAACACGCGAACCGACTGGTTCAGCGCGGCGCGATCAGCCGACGAATCGAGCGTGACGGCGGGGATGAACCCGACTTGTTCGCGCGAAACGATGTCGAGCGCTTCGTACAGGTCGGGGATGAGGGAGGTAAGCGTGTTAGCCAAGAAAGGCTCCTGAGTTAATCAGTGATTGCGACGCCGCCGCGTGCCGTCTCCGCCTGCTTGTGGGGCGGGAGAGCGTCGAACGCAGCGCGCGTAATGGTTTTGCCGCCGTTGCCAGCGCCGCGGCTGCCCTGTGCTCCGCCACCTGATGCGGTAGCGGGGAACCAGTGCGGCGCGGTTTCCTTCATGCCGTCGAGCCATTCCGAGGGCGAGAAGAACGATTTGCCGTCCTTTCCGAGAACAGGCTGGCCATCCGGCCCGAGTTGCACGGCATCGCCGTTCGCGTCGAGCGAGAACATCGAGCGGCCACGCAGAAGTGCGTCGTCGATCGCATATTGGTGCAGACCCGCCTTTGCTGCGGCAGCGCGCAACGCGTCATCCAGCACTCGGCCCTGATAGGCCTTCGCGCGCTCGGATTCGTTTTGCGCAGCGGCTTGCGCCTCGGAAATTTTCTTTTCGTAGTCAGCACGCAGGCGCTCGGTGCGCTTCTCGATCACTTCGGACATCTTGCCTTCGGCGATCAACTTCGCTTCAGCGTCGTTTTCGAAGCGCGTGAGCATTTCGCGCGTCTTTACCGGATCGATGCCTTCGAACGCTTTCAGTTGCTCGCCGCTGCTTTTCAGCTTGCCGAGCAATTCTTCGTTCTTGGCCTTCAGACCGGCGACTTCACGCGCCACAGCGTCAGCGATCAGCTTTGCCGTGTCGGGCGCACCACCGCCAGCACCGCCAGCATCGCCGGCTTCACCAGCTTCGTTGCGGTAAACGCGGGAAAAAAGTTTGCGTTGCAGATACGACATGGATTCCCCTTGGGAACGGTTGGAAACAACGGCCTAGCCGCAGAAATGAAAACGCCTGGCTTAACCGGGCGTGCAATGCTGTGATTCGTTTGCGTCAGTCAGCGATGGCGACAGCGCCGATCTCGCCCTTCGGCGCGTTCTGCTTGATGCGCGCCTTCTCGTCGTCCCACGTCACTTCCTGGCTGATGTAGCCGCGGCGTTTCGCTTCGTTGAACAGCGATTCGTCGGAGAACGTGCCGTCGACGTTCATGTCGCGCAGCAAATCGATCGACGCCTCTGCCAGCGTTGACACGCCGAAGTCCTTGAAGATTTGCACGTGGCCGCCCTGCTTCTCGCCGATCCAAAGCGCAGTCAGTTGCAGGGCCGCATCGATTGCGTCCTCTACATCCTCGACGAGCCGTTGCAGCGCGCACATGCCAGCCTCGTTCTCGGCCACGGTTTGCGCGACGGTCGTCTTGCCAGGCTTGATGACGAGCAATTCCGCGCCGACCTGACGCATCCGGTCCTCAAGATCGAGCAGCGATAGGCGCCCGGCTTCGATCGCCTCGCCGGTATGCTCGACATACTTCAGATCGCCTTGGGGATTGTCCGACGAGATCATCGAGCCTGCGCCTACGACGATCTGTGTGTCTTCGGCGAGCATCTTGCCGAACAGGACCGGCACGCGCGCGACGTGCAGAATCGTCTGCTGATCGCTCTTGCTCTGCCAGTGCTCGACGTTCATGTGCGCCAGTTCGAGCAGCGGCGGCGTTGCGGTCATGAAGCCAGTTCGGCGGCCGTATGTCGGAACGAACGGGATCACCTTGATCGTGGTGACGCCTTCATCGTGCAGAACCCATTCCTTCTTGCCGTTGGCGTCGACCTTCTCGGACTCGCGCCACGTCTGCCACTTGCCGGGATACAGCACGCGCACCTGTTCGATGACGTTCTCGCCGAACTCGCCGTCATCCTCGACGACCTGTTCTAGCAGGCGCATCTGCGTCAGCACCTCTGCGCCGTTGATGCGCTGTGACTTCCAGCCGAGGATGTTGCCAGCGTGAATCTGCACCCAATACGGCCGGATGCCTGCGGCGCTTTCCTCCGCCTTCGTGCGTACATTCTGTGCTTGCGGGTAATCGACGAGAATGCCCTCGATGCCGTGCGATAGCGCAGCCTCAGTCAGACTCGCAGCGAACGCATGCAGGTTGCGCCCTTGCAAGTCAATGTCGTCGCACCATGTGAGGATGCGCGCTGGCATGTCGTCAGACGGCGTGACGGGCTTCGAGAACGGTTTGCCCGTCAGCACCTCGACCGTGCGGCCAAAGGCGTTGAACAGCGTTGCCGTGTCCTTGCGCGACTTGTATGCGTCGTCGCTCTCACCTGGCCATTGCGGCAAGTACGTCTTTGCTGCAGACCGCATAGCGGGCGTGCCGCCGAGCAGCGCGTCGACAATGGGCCAGTTGGCCGCCATTGCCTCGACTGCGGCGGACTGATCTCGGACTGTCGTCGTCATGTGTGTGGTTCGGTTACATGTGGAGCGGCCTGACGGTCGTCTGACGCTTCACGATGGGGTACAGGCGAACGATCGGGTACGTGCCGGCGTCATTGACGTGGTCTACGCCGCTTGATTTGTCGGGCTCGCCGCGCTCGTCGTACGCTTGCTGCTCAAGCCCTTCAGTGAATTTCGGGCAGCGGTGTGTATTCACCTTCATGCGGCGCTCACCCTGGCCGTTCAGCAACATGGCGTTAGTCGACAGCACGCGGTCCTTGACGGCCGGGTTCGTGCTGCCAACGTTGATCGTGAACTTCGCCTGCTTCAGGATCGACAGGTCGGACTCGGATGCCTTCTTGCTGCTCGTGTTTTGGCCGCTTGCGTCGGGATAGATCGTGATCGCGTGGCCCTGCTGCTTCCAGCGCTCGTCGATCAACCGCGCCATGTCCGGCGTATCGCGCACGTCGACCAGTTCGTCGACCGCCAGCGGCGCACCGTCGCGGATTACGTAGACCACCGCGGCCATTTTCAGGACGTTGAAGTCCATGCCGATATGCAGCGGCTCGCCATCCTCAATCTCGGCGTCGGTGTGATTCAGCTTGCGGTCAAAGTTCGGATAGACGCTGCCGCTCGTCAGGTTGCAGAACATGCCGCGTAAATACGCGTCGATCAGCTGCGGCGGGTACGTCAGGAACAGCGAATCGATGTAATCGTCGGGCAGGTTCGCTTCGTTGTCGTACGTGCTCGCCTGGATCAGCCCATACAGCCGGCCGAGATCCGGCTTGGCGCCGAGCTGCTTGACGAACTGCTCGTGCACGAACTTGAAGCCTTCCGGCGTGGTCGTGACGTCGACACCGTTCTTCAGGTTGTCCACCTTGTAGCGCATCCGCGCGATGATCTTTCGCCATGCATTGCGGGCCTTGTCGGCCTTCATGATGTCGATTTCGTCGCACAGCGCCTTGCCGATCTTGAAGCCGACGATCGTCTCGGGCCGCTCCATCGAGCGGCAGATTACCGTGCCGCGCGACTTCCGCCCCTCGAAAACGTGCACTTCCTTGTTCGACTCGTTGACCGTGACTCGCAAGCCCCAATCAAACGCCACTTCCTCGACGGTCGGATAGAAGATGTCCCGAATCTGCGGATAGGTCGGCGCGAAATAGCCGGCATTGATGCGCGGATACTCCCAGAAGTGCTGCATGAGCCCGCCACAGCCGACCCACGTCTTGCCTGACCCGAATCCCGCCACATAGGCGCGGAACTTGTGTTCCATCGCCAGAAACTGCGATTGCGGCACGTTCAGACTAGGCATCGCGCTTCCTCGCGTCTCGCACCTCGATCACAAAGCGTTTCGATTCTGGCGGCGTATCGTCCGGATCGTCCAGACCCTTGCGCAGCCGGTCGTTCTCGATGCGCAGCTTCTCAGCGGCGAGCGCCTTCGTCTCGTCGTCGCGCTTGTCGTTGTACAGCCCGTAGATGCGGGTCACGGCGTCGAGCGCCTTAAGTCGGTCATCGGTCAGCACCTTGAGACCGTCTTTGCCCTGATGCACGCCGGCATAAAGCCTGCGCGCCGCACCCTTCAATCGGCGCGTGTCATGCACATGGATCTTGCCGTGCCCCTCTCCGCCGCACTCAGGGCAGATCGGGTTTGGCTCGCGGTTGCGGTCGAAGCCGAAACCGCCAATCATGGACGGCTCAGGCTTGCCCTCATTCTCAGCATCGCGCTGCGCTTTCTCGAACTCGCCGTGCGTCCATTGGTACTCGTGATCCTCGCCCCAGCAGTGGCGGCAGTTCGCTCGCCGGTATTCGACGATCTCATTGACATCGACGTTCGCCAGTTCCCACCAGCGTTGCGCGATCATTTCGGGCGTGATTGCCGTCTTGCTCGCTAATTCCTTTCGGCGCACGGCCAAATGGGCCACGACGTCAGGTTTCGTCAGGTTCTCTGCGGCGATCGAACGCGCGGTGCGCTCGCTGTATCCCGCTCGAATCGCCGCTTGTGTGGCGTTCAAGTCGATCAGATACTCGTCCACGAAGCGGCGCTGCTTGTCTGTCAGCGCCATACTGGTCCTGTTGAGTGAATTATTTCTTGCGGCTCGCAGCGCATCCGAAGAATCTTTCTTCGATCATGCGATTACAAGTCAATGCGTGTAGGTGGCCGCGCCCGGCGCCCTAGAACTTCCGGCGAACCGAAAGGGAGGATCAGGCTTCCATGACCGTCACGGCCTGCGGCGGTTACTCGTGAAGCGTCGCGCCACCTTATGCTCCGCTGGGCGCGTGACTGCAAGCAGTCGGGGTAATCAGGGCTTGGGGAGCTTGTCCAGCATCAAGGGCATCGGCGGATCGATTGTCACTCTCACTAGCGCGCCGTCCGCAGCGAGAGTCAGTTGATGCCCTGCCGCTATAGCGTCGGCCATGCAAGGCGCGGCGACGCGGAGTTTTTCTTGAATTTCATCTGCGCTCATTGCGGATCTCCTTGGGTCGCGCAGACTGCCCGTATGTGTTGCCGGGTTCCAGCCCTGACAGTGCGCGCGGTGAATCAGTGCGATACGCGGGCCGCAACGATGCAGCACAGCGCAAGTGACGGGTATTCGGCTATCAGACAGACGATAGCCAGCATGCAGAACAGGAAAATGGCCGTCATGGTCAATGCATCGTTCGGCTGCGGCCCATGATCTCGATGCCAGCGCCGATTATTTCCTGTTCGTGCTGGCCGTTGAGCATCTCGACGCGGCCGTCGATCGCCGCGCGCCACTCGGCGGGACTGTCGAGCCCTTGGCGTTCGATGACGGACATCGCGCAAGCCAGCGCATCGCATAGCGCCTGAATGTCCGCGTGGGGGTCGCGTGCGCCGGCGCTCATTTGCTCGGCTCCATCGTCACGTTCATCAGCACGCCCAGGAGAATGCCCACGCCGACGAAGAACAGTGCGAAGCCAGTGCATGCGAGCAGTTCAAGCGTCATTGCATGTCCTCGATCGAAGTCACCGCGGAAAGTGTGTTGTACGCCTCGGCGCACTCAACCTGCTGCGGGTTTTCAGGGTTCACAGCCACCATACGGCCACGCATGCCGACGATCTCAAGTTCGATCCCGCCGTGCTCGGCCATCACGCGGCGCGCGACTGCGATTGCTTGCAGGAGGGTCATGCGTCGCTTTCCGCGTAATCCTGCAGCTTGTCGAGCGCGTAATCCATCGCGTCGCACGCGTCAATCATTCCGTCCGTGACGAATGCCATCACAGCGAAGACGCCGAGCAGCGGCCAGCACAGCATGTAAGCGGCGAATTTCATCGTTTTCCCCGAGCGAGTCGCAACTGTTCCTTCTGCTGGCAAAGCACGCATACCGGCTGCCTGACCGAAGTCGTCTGTTGGCACCGGATGCACGATGTTCGCGTGCGCGCGAACGACTGCCACCACGTGAAGCCGTGCATCAATCACCCCCGAATCTTTTCAGTTCGCGTTCACGCTCAGCCTTCATCGCGTCAGCAATGAACTGCGCCTTGCGCGCCTTGAATTCTTCGAGCGCCGCACCGTGCGCGGACTCGTAGCCGATCGGCTGCAGCTCGCGATTCTCCGCAGCCATGCGCCGGTCAGCGCGCGCACCAACGCGGCAGACGGCCACTCCGAGCAGGACGAACACAGTGATGCAAATCAGCGCAGGGATGAATTTGTCGATCATTTGCCGCTCCTCGTTGCGAAACCACCACAGTATCGGTAGAGAACGAACGTTCTCCACTCCAAGCGAAACGTATCCACGATCCCGCGTGTCACGAAAACTTCTTGCTCGTTGAGATACTTTGATAGTATCCTTCATTCATACGCTGACACACGGCAGCGAGACACGACACGGAGCAGATCATGAACGCAAACGCAAATCTCACCGCTTGGATCGAAACGCATGACGCGCGCGTGATGCGCGACTTCGGCGACAGCCTGGAAGTGCGCTCGGTTGCATGCAAGGACGGCGTTTCGTTCTACGTGTTCGACACGATCCCGGCTACGCGCTCGGCAGCGCGCGACCTGCTCGGCTACTAAACGGAGTCACACCATGATCGAACTGGACAAGCAATACATCGACGCGGCACTGAGCGCACTGCGTCGCGCATACGACGCACTTCAGAACGGAACGCCCATCGAACGCGGCGTGACCGCGGCAGCATGCATCTGCGCGGCGATCGACATCGAAGTGCGCGTTGAACGTCAGCAAGCAAGGGAGGCAGCATGAACATGCCGGCCATCGAAACAGAACTGGAAGCGCACAACGACCGCATGGCCGCGCGCCACTATGGCGAACTCGACCAGCACGACGCAATGATCGAGCGCGCAGAAGTCATCACCAAGGACCGCATGGCGATGCTCAAGGATGACGACCTGATCGCCGGTTTTCACTCGGCAGTCGGCAAAGACGCGGCGACGATTCGCGCAGCCTGGCGTGATGACGCGCAGCTCGCAGCGATCGTGCGGCGTTTAGTGGAATTAGAGATCGCTCGTGATTCGCGCGATCAAGCCGAAAACGAGCAGTTTCCGCGACACTGAGACAGCAAATGATCCCGCAACGCAATCCGGTGCTGCGGTTATAGCCCGATCTGACGTAACGAGATGTAACTGGCCCGCTCTCGAAGCGGGCTTTTTTTGGTGCCTGACGCGAACGGAATCGAACCGCCACCGCAACATCGATCGAGCGCTCGACGATGCCACAGACCTCCAGGGACCGGCATTGACCCAGACAGAAACGCGCAGATACACCGCCCATACACGCGCCCGGATTTGGTTTTGTAACTGAGAGAGCGGCCGGCGCTGATCTCCGGCATACGGGCCATATTTCGCTTGCGCTACTAGATGGCTTCCCGCATGGATCCTCACCGCGCATCAGCACTGCGCATTCGCATCTCTAAGATGCGTCCCGCGCGTGACGTATGCCCCTCGACAGCACGTTGCTTCTCGGAACGGTTCTCGCAGGGCGCATCTTAGAGAGCGCCGGGCCCGCAGACCCGACGCACGGCTTTCCTGTTCGCGCCAGAAAGCAAAAAGCCGCGCTCCATTTTACCGAAGCACGGCCTGCTGAATAAAAGAACCGCTCAAGCATTTCTGCGAGCGGAAAGTGACCTTGGTAGATCACGGAAGGAACCGAAATGAGGCCCGGGGGAGCCTCATGTCAGGACAGTGGGTGGAAAACTCCCACTGTGGCAACAGTGTACCAATTCCATAACAGTATCGTCAAGCGTTATATGCTCCCATCATGGTATCGGTTGTGTTGCAAAGAATCAGCGCATGCAGCGCGCGGATCGCCTCCTGACGCTTGGCAGCGGGAATGCCCCGGGCTGCCGCACGCACTTCCTCGATTTCGGTCCATGAATTCGATAACTCAACCTGACCAGCCGAACTGGCCTGGTCCGACCCAGTCGATGCCGTTTGAACACCCGTCATTCTTCGCTCGCTATCTGTGTTTTTGGGGGATCGCTTTCAACGAAGCGATACCGTCAAGATACTTCTTATCTTTCACGCACGCAAGGAATTCCGATACATCCTGTTACTTTTCTTCAACGGCAAATATTACCGATCGGAATCAGTTTATTTCTGTGATTCGTTCGGCTTTTCCGGCACCAGGGACTCGAGCGGCTTGCCCGTCACCAGCGCGCCGAACACCTTGATCAGAGCTGATTTGGTGGCCTCTGGCGCCTGCGCATAGAGGTTCATCACCGTCTCCTGAAAAGCGCGCGCGTCGTCGTCATCGGCCAGTGAATCCTTGCTGTGGTCAGTGTCCATCCAGCCATCCGGCAGGCCCATAGCCCGCTCCATCTTGTCGGCAATCGCCGTGCCGATCACCTTGCGGCCGTTGTTGATCTGCGAAAGGAAAATCGGGCCAATTGAGAGGCGCTCGGCGAACTTCTTGAGCATGCCCCGATCAGGCGCATCGGGTACGTCCTTCCTGATCTCGTCCTTGAACTGCTGGAAAAGCCATTGGAAGTTCCGCGCCCGGATCTGCTCAATTGTTTCTGGTGTCGACATTTCGGTTCCTATGTAGTCCGCAAAAAATCTGCGTGCGCTTTGCGCATTTTGTAAAGCGAGTCCCGCACATTTCCGCCCCTGCGGATCGCGGTATCGCTTATCCGAATGGTGCGTCAACCGTTTTCAGAATGCAACCCTCCTGGTATCGAATCTCTAGCGTTTTCACCGAGTTAGCTAGGTCTTGGCGAGATTTTGCTTTGATCCCAACATAGTATCCAATACAATGCTGGTATCGCTTCTCAACCCAAGGGGGAAATGCATGAACGCCAAGGAATGGCACGACAAATACGGTCCTAAAGCTGCGCAGCAAGTGTGCGACAAGCTCGGCGTCACGATCCATTACTGGAAGGGAATTCTGCACAAAACGAAGCTCGGCGCACAGAACCGCGGCATCAGTCACCAGCGCGCGATGGAGTTGGCGAAGACTAGCGACGAGATCAACGGCGACCCGATGACGGTCATCGATCTGCTGGGCCTGAGCGATGCGCCCGAGCGCCTGGTCGGCAAGGTGCGAGGTGGGAAATGAGCTATGTCTATGTGATGGCGAACGACGCCATGCCTGGAATTTACAAGGTCGGCTACACCGCCCGTCCGCCTCATATTCGCGCCAAAGAGTTAAGCAAATCGACGAGCGTCCCTTGCGAATTCGAACTGGTTTGCTTTGCCAAGTACCCCTGCGCGCGCGAATGGGAGCGCGAATTTCATAAGGTCTTGCAGGGCTACGGCTGCCGAGTATCGGACAGCAGGGAGTTCTTCAAGGTGGATCTTGAGGAATTGCTGAACATCGTTTTGACCCAGGACGATGTAATCGACGTCTGGCAAGGAGGCGTCGTAAAACACATTCCGGACTGGTGGACCCGGTACGAGAGGAAGTCGGCATGAGCATCATTCGCGGTGAGCGCCCACAAAACGGCTTCTACATGCTCAGCAACACGGTAAGCGGCGACAAGCACTTATCGTGGGCCGCGCGCGGCCTCCTGATATTCCTTCTGAGCAAGCCTGACCATTGGGAAGTGTCGGTCGCGGCACTCGTCAACGAGACGGCCGGCAGCCTTCGCGGTCCCGGCGGTCACACTAAGCGCGACGGCGTGAAAGCCGTCCTAGCCGAGCTGATGGACGCTGGCTACATGTCTCGCAGCGACAAGCCGAAACACAATGCAGACGGCAGTTTCGCAGGTTACGACTACATCGTCTCGGACTATCCGACGCTCAAATCCAACAGCGCACCACCATCACCGGATAAGCCGTCGACGGCTGAACCGTCGCCGGTTGAGCCGTCGACGCCTAATCCGACACAAGTAAAGACTGACTCCAAGGAAGTACTGAAAAAGGCAGCAAAGACTGAGAGAGGCGCGCCCCGCCTCTCCCTACCCGAATGGCTTGATCCGATCTTATGGGAGCAGTGGGTACAGCACCGCCTCAAAGTCAACCGCAAGGCCGTCACGCAGCACGCGTTGGAACTCCAGTTGAAGGAGCTTTCTGGATACCAGGCAGCCGGATATAGCCTGCGCCCGATCGTTGAACGGAGCATTGCAGGCGGATGGTCAAGTTTTCATTTGCGCAAAACCGATACTATGTTAGTATCGTCCAAGGGTAAAAAATCGCTGGAGTCGATGGATTACTCGACTGATTTCTTCAGCTGAAAATTTCTGACGAATGTTGCAAGAATACCAACAAGGGACCGAATAATGGACACCATAAAAGCATCTTTACCCGCTTCGAACGAAGTGGGTACATGCAAAAAACACGGGGAATTCGAGATTCGGGCGATTAATCTCGGGTTCAAAACGACCCTGCTCGACAAATGCCCGGTATGCGCGCGGGATGCTGCACAGGATGAAGAAAATCGGCGTCAGGAGAAAAACCGCGCTGAAAAGCAGGCAAAAATAGAGGCGCGCCTAGAACAGGCGGGCATTCCCCCCCTGCTCCGCGGACGCACGTTCAAGAATTACGTCGCCGACACAGAGGGCCAGAAGCGGGCCATGAAGACGTTCGGCCTGTTCGCCAAGCACTTTGACGAGCATCTGAAGACCGGAACGATTCTCCTGGCAGTTGGGAAAATGGGGACCGGCAAATCCCATCTGGCATGCGCCACGGCGAATTATCTGATGGCGCGCGGTCGTACGGCCTACTTCACGTCCACTTCCCGGCTGTTCACGAAGATCCGCGCTACCTGGTCGAAAGGTTCGGAGTTGTCCGAAGAACAGCTTCTGCGCCAGCTCGAAAAGATCGATCTGGTGGTCGTCGACGAAGTCGGCGTGCAGCGCGGCACCGAAGACGAGAGCCGCGTCCTGTACGAATTCGTCGAATCGCGTCGCCTGCACTGCAAGCCGACGATTCTGCTGTCGAACTACGACGGCTCGAAGATCAAAGACTTCCTCGACGAGCGCCTGGTCGATCGCATGAGCGAATCGGGCGTTTTCCTGATGTTCGACTGGGAGAGCCATCGGCGCCAATCGCGCGATGTTGGCGGTCTAGACAATCTGGGAGCGGCAGCATGAAAACGATCCTCGCGGTGGTCGGCGGAATTGTAATCACCCTGTCGATTCTTGGCGCTGTCGGCGTCGGACATTTCCGCCTCTATTACGGCGCCGCTCAGTTGACGTGCACTCCGGGAGACGCAGCATGATCGACGGCACTTTCATTGTCGCGTTTGAATACGTGGCCGCCAATGGCGACACGATCCGCTCTGAGCACAAATACGGGCCCGCGTTTCTCACCATCGAGAATCAGGCCGCCGCCGTCGCCAAGAAAGCGTCGGAGCTTCAGGGCAAGGTCATCAACGCCATGAAGGAAGACGGCGTGATCCCGCCTCCGGGCAACGTCATTCGCGTCGACTTTCAAAACCGCAAGCGGGTGGCAGCATGACGAACGACCAGATTGCGCGGCTGTACGATGAATACAGCCTGAAAAAAGTGTTTGACGTTGTGGCGTTTGGGCGCGCTCTGCTTGTGGCAAACAAAGCCGAGTCGGAGAAACTTGAGCGCCTCGCGTTCGAGGATCACTGGATCAGCGACGTCCCAGAGATGTACCGCGCATCGGCGCTCAACGAGATTCGAGGAAATCGCGATTGTGGAGGCGGGTACGAGCGGGACGAAATCCGATGGTCATGGGAAGCGTGGCAAGCGCGCGCCATGCTGGCGGCATCCACTGCTGCGTCAGCGCAATCGCCGCGCGATGCTTGCCAGATCGATAACTTTTCCGGTCGAGTCTGCCAACACGGCACGCAAAGTTGTGTCGCGGACCATGCCGAGCCAGCGCAATCGGCGGAGCCGGTAACGCTTGGTTGGCCGTGGCTTGCCGAACTGCACGCCGATGCTGCCTATTTGTTCCATCGTGTGCAGCAAGGGACATTGTCGCCAGACGATGCAGCTAAAAGCATTCGTGAAAAAATCGACGCCGCCCAAGCTTCGCTTACCGCCCCGCAGCCCTCTCCGACTGCCGTGGCGCTGGACGGCGAGCGGGCAGCGTTTGAGGCCGACTACGCGAAAGTATGGAACGCGGCGATGAAGGAAAACGGCTGGAACGGGGACCACACTGCCGACGACGTTAAGGATTTGCGCGAGGGTGACACTTACGGAGAAGGGCGAGATTATCTGAATGCGCGATGGGAAGGCTGGCAAGCTCGTTCTGCCCCGCAACCAGTGGAGCAGACGCGGGCGCTGACTGATCAGATGCTGGAAAAGCTCTTCTGGACAGCAATGGACAATGCCGCGGACATCCTCCCATACATGGAAGAAGCGCGCCAACTTCTCTCCGCACCGGGTGGCGCATGAGCATGCAACTGATCCGCGAATACCTCGCGGCCAATCCTGAAGGCGCGAACCCCGAAGAAATCGGCGAGCACTTAGGACTCGACAAGTACAGCATCAGCCAGTCGATCCGCCGGCTGCTCGACCGCGAACTCGTTAGGTGCGTCAAGCAATCCCGGTCGCGCATGGGCAGCATCTACGTCGCCGTGCCGGGCAAGAAGGTATTCAACACGTACGAGACGCTTGCAGCGATGCAGAGAGCATGCCGCGCGCGTCTGATGCGCCAACCTGTGACGGAGGAAGTGTGAAGAAAACGCAATGGTTCTCTGTGAATCTCACTCCCGCTCTCGCGGGGGTGTACGAAACTCAAACCGCCGCAGAGGCGATGTCAAAAGACGGCTGTGGCTCACCATGGTTCAACTGTTGGAACGGGTCGAGATGGCTCGGCACTGGCAGAACACCGAGTGAAGCATCGAATGTCCGTCCGGACTCGATCACAAAATTGCCCATCTCTCGTTGGCGCGGCCTGACGGAGCAAGCAGCATGAGCACCGCCCGCGTATTTGCTGACGTACTAGCCGCCAAGAGCACGCTGTCATTCGACGAGAGCACGGTGTTGGCCGAAATGCTCGACTCGATCCGCGTCCAGATGAAACTTGCTCACATGCTCGAGGAAGCCGACAAGCCGGCCGCCGCGCGCGAACGATTCGCCAAGATCGCTGGCATTGCATTCGCAGCCATGCAGGCGATCGACGGAACACTGACGGGAGGCGTATGAGCTTGTATCAATGTGAGCACTGCGGGTGCTGCGAGAACACTGCACTCGGGATGCAACCGCGCACACCGGCCAAATGGTTCGACTGGACCGGCATGGAAGATCGCGAGGGCAAGCATCTGTGTAGCGCGTGCGGGCCGACTCAATACAGCAAAGGCGAGCCGACCGAGTACGGAAAATGGCACGGCCAGTTCGCGCGAGTGTTCCTGCCGAAAGGCCAGTTCAAGACTAACCGGATCGGCAATCTGGAGCACATCGAGACCGGCAGCGAAGACTTTCGCGCGTATGCACTGAAGGAGCCAGCATGAGAGCCACAGCCGAAACCAGCGCCTTATCGTACACGGAAGTCAAACAGGACGGAACGGCGTCGCTGCAACGCCTGGCAATCCTCAACTTGCTGCGCGCCGCGCCGCACTCGTCATTCTCGCGCAACGATCTAGCGACCATGACCGGCTTTCGACTCGGCTCAGTCTGCGGCAGGGTCGGCGAGTTGAAGGCCGCGGGCCTCGTGATCGAGCTGGCGAAGCGCCGCTGCCCGCAGACCGGCAAGCTCGTCAAGCCAGTGAAAATCGCCCCCGACCTGCTCAGCACCAGCGATGCAGCCATCCACTAACCGCGATCCATTCGACGCCCCGAACATTCGATCCTTCGAATTCGGCGATCCCCTTGAAGTGCTAATAGAACGAGAAAATACCTCATGCAAAACGTGCGTTTGGTCGGCGGGGAAAATCAAAATGGGCCCGGAATTCTTGTGCGCGAAGCTGCGCGTCATGGGCAGGAGGTGCAGTCAGTTCCAATGTTCCGCAGCCTGGACGCAGCTCTGGCTTTTGCGTACCTCTGGCGGGCCTGCGCCGGAGTGAAGATCGGCGAGATCAAGGAGTACACCGGCAAGGAAGGCGGCACCATCATCCTATCGGCAAGCGAGAGGAAGGCTCAGGCCGGGCTGATGCTGGCCGTCATTGAGTCGCATCTGTCTATCGATCAACGCGCCTTGCTGGACGCCACGCACGGCGGCGAGAACGGCGAGCGCGCGGCAGGCATCGACCGGCTGATCATTCGCTTCGAATCGCTCAACCGGAATCGCTCGTTGATCCGCAATCTGCTGATGCGCGAGTTCATCTACGGCGAACGCTACTGCCCGAGCCAGAACCGCGTGGCGCGCGAGTGCGGCGTCAACCCGATGACGGCATCGCGCGTGGCCGCGAAGATCGCGCCGGACATCGCTGATTTACGCCTGGCGGCGATGGAGAAGTTACGCCCGGCGTTCGAGCGTCGCGGCTGGATTGCGCGCGAGGAAGCCCCGATCTAGAGCGTCGCTAAAAAATATCGCGAAAGTGCTTGCACAAGCGATACCATAGCGCTATCCTTAAATCACCGCAACACACAACCATAACGGAAGGAACAGGAAACCATGAAACCGCAAAACTTTGTCAGCAAAGGCTTATTACGTTCCATGACTGGATTTCTCGCCGATCTGTCAGTTGACAGCGGAAAAAATTTGCCCACTACCGATACTTTTATGGGATCATTTCAATCCCCGAAGTATCCGAAGAACACGGACGTGAAGCACATCCGCCCATCGATTGCCGACCGCATTGACATCGCGCTGAACCAGTTTCCGGGCCGCACTGCCCTGCTGTTTCTGGCGCTGGCTGCACTGGTCGTGAGCATAGCAAATCTGGTGTAGCCATGGACGACGGCGCCGAGTGGATCCAGCAGATTCAAATCGAAGAACAGCAACAGTACGAGCAAGAGCGAAAAGGAGAAACAAATGAGCATCGCAACTTTGATTTTGGGCGAAAGCGGCACCGGCAAGTCGACCAGCATGCGCAATCTGGACCCGTCGCAGACCCTTTTGATCCAGGCGATTAAAAAGCCGCTGCCCTTCCGCGCCAAGGGTTGGTCGTATCGCACGAAGGAAAACCCGAGCGGCAACATCTTCGTGACGGACAAGGCCGACCAGATCATCACGCTGATGAGCAAGACGCAGCGCAAGGTCGTCGTGTTCGACGACTGGAATCTGATGATGACAAACGAATTCATGCGCCGCAGCTCGGAAACAGGGTTCCAGAAGTTCAGCGAGATTGGGAAAAGCGCATGGGACGTGATGATGGCTGCCTCGATCCTCGCTGATGACGTACGGGTCTACTTCCTAGGCCACGTATCGACCGACGAACTCGGTCACATCCGGGCCCGCACGATCGGCAAGATGCTCGACGAAAAATGCCCTGTCGAATCGCTTTTCACGATCGTCCTGCGCGCGACTTTAATCAACGGGCAGCACATCTTCAGCACGCAGAACAACGGTTCCGACACCTGCAAGTCGCCGATCGACATGTTCGCCGATCACCACATCGAAAACGACCTCGCCATGGTCGACCAGAGCATCACCGACTTTTACGGCATCACCCAACCGGCTACGGCCTAACAAGCAACCAACAGGAACGCACCATGTACGCATTGAACAACGAAACGAGCCAGGCAGCGCGCAAGGCCGAACAGCGAACCAGCTTCATCGACCAGAAAGGCAAGTACGTCGGCAAGTTCACGCGCGCCGAAGACATCAAGGCGCAGAGCGGCACCCGCGGCGTGGCCTTCACCTTCGAATCGGACGACGGGCAGAAGTCGAACTTCTCGATCTACACCATCAAGTCGGACGGCGAGAAGCTCGGCGATTACGGCTTGCTGATGGCGATCATGACGTGCATCGGCGTGCGCGACATCAAGCCCGCGCAGGTGGCCTCGATGGTATGGGATAAGGAGGCCGGCGCGAACGTCAACAAGACGCTGTCGCAGTTCCCCGAGTTGCTGAACAAGCCGATCGGCATCTTGCTCGCGATGGAGGAATACGAGAAGCGCGACGGCAGTGGCACTGGCTGGAGCGCTCGCCTGAATGCTGTGTTCCAAGCATCCACCGAACTGACGGCAGCCGAGATTCTGGATCGCAAGACGACGCCGCAGAAGTTGCCGCAGCTAGTCGCTGCTCTGAAGGATCGCCCGCTGAAGAAATCTGGCACGTCGAACCCGTTGAACTCGCCGGCACCGGCAGGCGGTGGTTTTGACGGAATGGACGACGACATCCCCTTCTGACCAGCATCGCGACCGTGACGCCGGCGGTCTGCTGGCGTCACATAGGAGTACGAAATGGAGACATTCAGTGATTGGTTTGCGAAGTCGATTAAGCCGAAGCACGTCGGCGCGTACGAAGTGCGTCGGCCGCCAAATGGTCGACAGGTAGTTCGATGGTTTAGTTGGTGGGATGGCAAGAAATGGGGATTCACGGCACAGACGCCGGCGGGCGCCGAGTCGTGCAAGCACAGAGTGAGCCGAGAAGCGCTGCGGATCGGCGGCTTCGAGTGGCGCGGCAAAACGAGGAGAGCAAAGTGAGCACAGAACTGACAGTTATCGAGCGCGCGGCGAAGGCGCTTGGGTCCGCCGACCATGAACCGGCGCTGGTTGAACTGGCGAAGCAGGCCGCCGACATCACAACCATCAAGAACGCGGACGGCCGCGCTCAGGTGCACGGCGCGTACATGACGCTCAAGACGCGCCGCACCGACATCCGCAAGGCCGGCAAGGATGCGCGCGACGACGCGACGAAGTTCAGCAAGGCCGTGATCGCCGAGGAAGATCGGCTGGTCGCGATCATCGAGCCGGAAGAAACTCGCCTGCTGAAGTTGCGCGAAGGATGGGATCTGGCCGTTGAAGCCGAGCGCCGAGTTAAGGCTCAAGCCGAAGCCAATCGCGTCGCCACGATCCGCGCGATGATCAATGACATGGGGGCAATCCCGGTCGGACTCGTTGATGCGAGCGCCGAGAAGATCGCCAGCGCGATCGACGACCTCGACATGTTCGAAGTGACGTCGGCAGCATTCGACGAGTTCGTCGATTCTGCGCATCTCGTGCGCACCGCAATCCTCGCCAAACTGCGCGACATGCACGCGTCTGCCGTGCGCCGCGCCGAGGAAGCCGCGCAACTGGCCGCCGAGCGCGCCGAATTGGAGCGCCTCCGCGCCGAGCAAGCGGAACGTGAACGCGTGGCCGCCGCAGCGCGCGCCGAGCAGGAGCGAATCGACCGCGAGCGCCGCGAGGCAGAGGACGCTCAGCGCCGCGCCGAGCAAGAGGCGGAGCAGCGCAAGATCGACGATCAACGCGCCGAAATCGCGCGCCAGCAGGCGGCAGTCGACGCAGAGCGCCAACGACTCGCCGACGAGGAAGCCGCCCGGCAGCGTGCGGCAGCCGAAGCCGCAGCCGCCGCGCAACGCGAGCGCGAAGAAGCGGCACGCGCCGAATCAGCCCGCATTCGCGCCGAGCAGGATGCGAAGAATGCCGAGGTGAAGCGCCGCGAGCGCGAGCAGTTCGTTCTCAACGGGCCGTCCGCCGCCGAGATCATCGAAGCGCTCGCTGAACGATACGACGTCGATTGCTGGACGGTATCCGGCTGGATGTGCCGCCATGTTTGGGCCGAGGTCGAGGTGGCAGCATGAGCGTCGCATACAGAGCAATGATGTTCGCGCGGTCTGTCCACGCCGAACAGATGCGCAAATACACCGGCAACCCGTACGTCGATCACCTGGCAGAAGTTGCCGGGATAGTCGCGACCGTCGCGATGGACACAGAAAATGCCGTGGCCGTCGCATGGCTGCACGATTGCGTCGAGGACCAAGGAGTCGCTTCGGACACGCTGCGCGAAATGTTTGGCGAGATCGTGACGGCAGGCGTAATTCTCCTGTCTGACCTTGAGACGGGCAACCGGGCCGAGCGTAAGGCTGCGTCGCGCGCACGTCTGGCGAATGCCCCAGCATGGGTGCAGACGATCAAGTGCGCCGACCTCATCAGCAACACGTCAAGCATCGTGAAGCATGACCCGAAATTCGCGGTGACATACCTGGAGGAAAAGCGGCTTCTTCTTGACGTTCTGACAAAAGCCGATCGGCGCCTGCATCAACTCGCGTTGGAGCAATCGAAATGAGCCGCGCCAATTTACTCGCCAGCATCGACAGCGCTGCAGCTCGCGCGCAAGCATTCCAGGACATGCCCGTCACCGAGGTTCCGATCGTGCACTTACGCGAACTGCTGCGCGAGGCACAGACGGCGGTTGACGTGGCAATCGCTCAGCGCGACATCCTAGCGGCGATCGTGCGCATCCGCGAACTCGAAGGCATTGATCGGACGCGAGCTCTCATAGCTAAATTTTATCCTTAACCGATACCATTATCGTATCCGATTGCGCTATTATTGATGAACCGATACCACTAAAGCGAAGGAACCGAAAATGAACCTGTTCGAAATTTCCCGCGAGTACCGAGACGCGGCCGACACCCTGGCCGAGATGGATCTGGACGAAACCACGGTGCGCGACACGCTGGAGTCTATCAGCGGCGACCTGTCGACGAAGGCGCAGAACATCGGATTCGTCATCAAGAACATGGAATCGACGGCCGAGCAGATCAAGGCGCACGCCAAGGCGATGCTCGACCGCGCGAAGGCGCTGGAGAACCGCGCGTCGAACGTGAAGCAGTACCTGTTCGACGGAATGAAGCTAGCGAACGTGCCGAAGATCGAAACGCCGTTCTTCAAGCTTGCGATCCGCGACAACCCGGCGGCCGTTCAGATCGACGACGAGTCGCTGATCCCGGCGAGCTACAAGACCGAGCCGGTACCACCGCTGCCGGCACCCGACAAGAAGCTGATCGCCGCAGCGCTGAAAGACGGCTTCGAAGTGCCGGGCTGCCGCCTTGTACGCGGCCAGCGCCTCGAGATCAAGTAACGGAGAACCGCCATGCACACCATGATCCTCGTGAAGTTCGACGCTTACAGCGAATACGGCCGGATCGACGGCGGTGCATGGTTCATCCGGAGAACGGTCGCATACGCGAGCGTGTGCTGGTGCTGAAGGAGGAGCTATGCAGCGAATCACGAAGGCGATGGTCGATCGCGGCGGCTGGCGGTACTGCTGCGAATGCAGAAAGAACGGGCCGCGCGTCAAGGCGCACTGGCAGCACAACGGACGCGAGTACTGCGACGCGCACAAGCCGAAGCCAGAACAGACCACAGATCGGCTATCCAAAGCGGATTGGATGACATGGATGCGACTTTAGCGCGATCGCAGAAAGAGTGCTTAAACCGCTTCCTCGCTGCGGTGCGCGACGGGCGAAGCGGGAATTACACGAAGGCCGGCGAGATCGTCGAGCGCGTGCGCAAAGCGGCTGGCGATGCGGCGGCAGAGACAGCAAAAAAAGAACTATGGGCCTATATCAAGGGCGACAAGAAAGCATGAGAAAAGAAATCATTGGCGAGGCCACGCTGTATTTAGGTGATATGCGCGAGATCATTCCGACGCTCGATCGCGTCGACGCTGTTATCACTGACCCACCCTACGGTATCAGCATCACGAGAAGCAACCGAATCAGCAAGGAACGCGGATTTGCGGCCGACAGTTGGGACGACGCGCCGATCGGCGAGGCGCATTTATCGCTGATGCAGGCGGCCGGCGCCAAACATCTCTATTGGGGTGGCAATTACTTTCAGCTTCCGCCGGCGCGTTGCTTCCTGATTTGGGACAAGCAAAACGAAGGGCGCGATTTCGCCGACTGCGAACTTGCATGGACGGACATCGACGCCGTTGCGCGCATCTTCCGTATGCGCCCGCAGAACATGGACGGCGGAAAGGTTCATCCGACGCAGAAGCCGATCGCCCTAATGGAGTGGTGCATCCAGATCGCCGGCCTTCCCGAGACGATCCTTGACCCGTTCATGGGTTCAGGAACGACAGGCGTTGCAGCTACCCGCCTTGGACGCTCATTCATCGGAATCGAGCGGGAGCCGAAATACTTCGACATCGCCTGCCGTCGCATTGAGGACGCCCAGCGTCAGGAGTCGCTTTTCGAAGCGCTGCCCACGGTGAAGCACGAACAGATGGGGCTGCTCGCATGAAATACGCAGCGAAAGCGGACCGGAATCAACCTGAAATTGTCGCTGCCTTACGCAAGTTCGGCGCGGCCGTCATCCCAACGCACACGGTAGGACAAGGGTTCCCCGATTTAGTCGTCGCGTTCAACGGACGCACGTTCCTCCTCGAGATCAAGGACGGCGAGAAGATCCCGAGCAAACGCCGGCTGACGCCCGATCAAGAGAAGTTCCACGCAGCATGGACCGGTGAGATACACGTCGTCGAGTCCATCGAGCAAGCGCTGGCCGTTACGCGGGGGAATGCGTAATGGACAAGCTCACGATTTTTCTCAACAGCCAGAACCGCCGATTAGCCGCGGATGCCGTCAACCGGCGGCCCGATGGCGACGTGCTGATCCTGCAAGAGCGCATGCGCAGTCTGCCGCAGAACGCCCTGCTCCACCACCTGTTCGGCATTGCCGCGAAGCACGCGACGTTTCACAACCGCACGCTCTCGCCCACGCAGTGGAAGGTGCTTTTCATCAGTGGCCACGCGATCGCAAGCGGAATCGGCGCCGACATGATTCCGGGCCTCGAAGGCGAGTTCGTGAACATCCGTGAGTCCAGCGCGCAAATGGGCGTGCGCCGCATGAACAGCCTGATCGAGTACGTCACGGCATGGCTTACGACGAACGACGTGCAACTGAGCGTGCCGCCTGGCTATGAGGAGTTGGCAGCATGAGCAACGGGACCGTCATTCTCCTCTGCAACCTCACGCTCAACATGGCCCAGCCGTGGCTCGACGGCGGCTATCGCGTCGTGATGGTCGACCCGCAGCACGGCACCTCGACGGGAGCCGGCACCAATCTTGAACTGATCGCCGGCACGATCGCAGAAGCCATGCCGCGGCTGTCCAAAGTCATCCGCTCCGAGCGCGTCGTGTTCGTGGCGGGATTCCCGCCGTGCACCGATGTCGCCGTGTCTGGCGCGCGCTGGTTCGAAGCCAAGCGCAAGGCCGATCCGTACTTTCAGGCGAAGGCAGCAATCGTCGCTGAGCAGTGCCGCACGATCGGCGAAATGTCCGGCGCCCCTTGGTTCTGGGAGAACCCGGTTAGCGTCTTCACCCAGATATTCGGCAAGCCTGATTACACGTTCCATCCGCACCAATACACGATGTATTGCTCGGACGACAACTACACGAAGCTGACGACGCTGCGCGTGGGCGGCGGCTTCGTAATGCCGGCCCACGCAAAAGACGAGACGCTCGGCGCACCGGACGATCGCATCCACAAGGCGCCCCCTGGTGACGATCGCGCCAACTTTCGCAGCGCAACGCCGCGGGGATTCTCGCGCGCACTGTACATTGCCAACGCGCCGCACCTACGCGCCCAAAGGATTGCCGCATGACCGGCAAGCTCAACCCCAACAGCAAGCGCCACGACACGCGCCGCAAGATCCTCGCGCTGCTCGAGCAAGACGCGCTGACCGCCAAAGAACTCGAAGCGATCGTCGGCATCAACGAGACCGGCATCCGCCGCTATCTGCGCACCATGCACACGGCGACGCCGAAGCTGGTCTACATCTGCGACTGGCAGCGCGCTATCGGCACGAGCGGGCTGTGGGGCGCCGTCTATCGCGCTGGCGACAAGCGGGACAAGCGCGAGCCGGATCGCACCGAAGCGCGCAAGGAGGCGTCGGCGCGTCACTACCGCAAGTACAGCGGCGTGTACAAAGCGCGACGCACGGCGTCCAACGGCCGCGCGCATCCGTTCGCCGGGCTGCTGGAGGCTGCACGATGAAGCGCTCGCCAATGAAACGGACGGCGTTCACACGCAAGGCTGACGCCGGTTACAGCAGTTTCCGCAGCGCCGGCAAGGAATTGCAGCGCACGCCGATGAAGAAGCGCGCACGCAAGAAGCCGACCGTCGCTGACGGATCGAAGTATTTGGCCGCCTGCCAAGGTGAGGAGTGCTATCTGCGCGTCTCAGGTATCTGCCAGGCGTTCGGATGGGGAAGCGAAACTGTCGTGCCGTGCCACTCGAACCAGTCGAAGCACGGCAAGGGCGGCGCATTGAAGGCGCAGCACATCTTCACCGTGCCCGGCTGCTTTGCTTGCCATGCCTGGATCGATCAGGGTTCAGCACCGCGCGAGGACAAGTTCTCGACGTGGGATGCGGCCTACGAGCGATGGGCGCCAGTGCGGGCCCGGAAGATGGGAATCGAACAACAACAGGAAGCCGCATGAAAAACATGGCATTCAGCAAAGGGCGCCAGCCCGAAACCGTCGCGCCGCAGGATCTCATCAGCGCCATGGTCGAGAACTACGAGTACACGCTCGACGAAATCCTCGACCTTATAGTAGGAGCGCCCCGCGCGGCCGTGCGCGACACGCTGCATGCGCTCGTCGAGAAGGGCGTCGTCTGGCGCAACGCTACCAGCCATTCGCGCGTGAAATACGCCCTGCTTGAGGGCGATGCCTTACGCGAGGCAGTCGAGCGCAAGACCACGCGTGCCGAGACGCCCGCATGGATGCGCAACTCGCTCACCGGATACGACGCGTCGGCGCGCACCTTCCGTGAACTTTGCATGACTGTACGGAAATAGCCAAATATTTCCTTGCAATCTACGATACTTTCTTGGTATCGTAGAGCCCATAACAGCATCACAACAAAAAGAAGGGAAGGAAACCGAAATGCAAACGAAGCCGATTCACCTCTTATTATGCCCGCCCGCTGACGTAGGCGATGCGGCGTTTCACCGGCATGAGCGAGCGGTCGACTTATAGCTTGGCTGCTCAGCTGTCAATTAAAGATCCGTGCGGCAAGAACCGCGCGTGTGTGTTTAGCCGTGCCAGCATGGGCGGCTCTTTTTGAGACTGAAATGCCCGGTGCGTACTACAACGAGATCGACCCATACGCCGCGCAGTGGCTGCGCAACCTGATCGCCAAGGGGCATATCGCCGCCGGCGAAGTTGATGAACGGAGCATAGAGATGCCAGCACCGCGGAAGGATTACACGAGAGCGGTCGAACTTTATAAAGCCGGTCTTTCGCTTGCTGATGTAGCCGAACAATTCTCGGTGACTCGCCAAGCGATGCACAAAATCCTCACGCGTCGCGGCGTCGAAATGCGACAGCCCAATCTGCAGCCGGTAGTTGAATGGCGTGGCCGAAAGTTTACGCGTCGAGAAAACGGGTACTACGCCGAAACAACGGGCGATCGAGAATACCTGCATCGTGCGATGTGGATAGAAGCGCACGGTCCGATTCCAGACGGATATGAGGTTCATCACAGGAATGGCGATAAGGAAATAAACGATCTTGGAAATTTCGAACTGCTCAGTAGCGTAGAGCATGGGAAAGCGCACGGTTTCGCTGGAAATCAATATGTCCCGTCAACAGGCAAGAGGCCGGTTAAATGCGAGCTTTCTACAACGAAATAGATACGTACTGCTGCGACTGGCTGAGCAATTTAATGGACGCAGGACATATCACACCCGGCGTCATTTGTGACAAATCTATTGAGGACGTGTTTCCGGATGAGCTACGAGGATTCGACCGCTGTCACTTCTTCGCCGGGATCGGCGTCTGGGACTACGCGCTCAACCTGGCCGGATGGGGAGAGAGACCTGTTTGGACCGGTAGTGCGCCGTGCCAACCTTTCAGCCAGGCAGGCAAAGGCGCTGGGTTTTCTGACGAGCGGCACTTATGGCCTGCGTGGGACTGGCTCATCAGCGAGTGCCGACCTGCAGTCATCGTTGGAGAGCAGGTTGCGAGCAAAGACATCGATCCTTGGATCGACCTTGTTCAAGCTGACCTGGAAGCGATGGGTTACGCCATCGGGTGTGTCCCGTTCCCGTCTGCGGGCGTCGGTGCTCCGCACATCCGCGACCGCGCGTATTTCATGGCCCACGCCGACGGTCAACGACTCCACGGGAAGCGCGTACGCGTACAGCCGGGGAAATCACGACAAGCCAGTTCTGAAACTGGTCGGAGCGGCGCAGTTGGCATCGTGGCCGACTCCGATGGCAGGCACACCGGCTCAGAAGGGCTACAACGCGGCAGGCAACACGGACAGCAGTCGGCGCACGGTGGCGCTCGTTGCGGGGTGGCCGACGCCGGCAGCGAGCGATGGCTCGGGCGGCAAGGGATTCAGGCCGGGCGTATCGATGACCGGGCTCATGCCGGACGGCTCGAAAGTGACGATGGATCTGTCGGCGTCGACGAAGCTCGCATTTCACGAATTGAACCAGCCGGCCCGACTAACGGTTTCTGGCGAGATGCTGATTGGCTGCTCTGCCGGGACGAAAAGTGGCGGCCAGTTGAACCCGGCTCATTCCCGCTGGCTGATGGCGCTCCCGCCCGAGTGGGACGACTGCGCGCCTACGGTAACGCGATCAACGCGCAAGCGGCAGCAGAGTTCATCCGCGCAGCGCGCGAAGCAATCGAACTATAGGGAGTAGATATGAGCACGAATACGGATGCAGTTACCCGCGAGCAGATCGAAGCATGGGCCAAGCTGGCCGGTATCGAGCATTTCACCGAACAAGGTCTCGCTCGCTTGGGCGACTTCGCAATCTTCGCGCGGCAGGAGCGAGTGCAGGCGGAGGCGGTGCGGGAACTTCGCGAGGCTGCGCGGCAATTTCACAACCTTACGCAGGGTGACCCAGAAGTAATCATTCGGCCGCCAACGTTCACAAAGCGCGACGCCATCATTGCAGCAGGAGAACGCTTGAGGGCCGCTCTCGCCACCACTCCGCAGACAGACGGCGCGACTGTACCGACGCTGAAGCCGCGCCTTTTGAACCAACTGAGGCGGTTCAACGAATGCTGCGAAGATTCCGAAGCGGACGGCCACGACGTTGACAAAGAGGATATGCACTCACTCGCCGAAATGGGCGCAGTGCGACCGGCACCCGGCGGCCGCCACTACATGACCGACTTCGGACATTACCTTCTCGCCGCTACCCACGCTCCCGCGATGGCAGAGACGGTGCGAATCTCATTGCTTGAGAAGGCACTGGTGTATGTCGCGCATTCGATGCACAGCGAACCACAATACATGTTGGCCGAAGGCATCACTCTCGGAGATGTCAGCTACGTGCGTGTGAATGTCGGCACTCTAGACGTTTCGGTGCAGATACCCGAGAGTGTCGCTCGCGCGATATACGACACGGCCGCCCAAACGACTGCGCGCAAAATCGCTGAGCGGCGCGATGCTATTGCCGCTGCATCTGGCGGAGAGCTGGAATCGTGAGCCTCGTCATCGTGCCAACAACGCTGGCCGAGGCAAATGCTTTCGTCTCCCAGCACCATCGCCATCACAAGCCGGTCATCGGGCACAAATTCAGCATCGCGGCAGCTGCGGCGGACGTTATCCACGGCGTGGCGATCATCGGCCGCCCGGTTGCTCGTGGCAACGACGACGGCATGACACTGGAGGTCAATCGTTGCTGCACTGACGGCACACGTAACGCCTGCTCGATGCTCTATGGCGCGGCGTGGCGCGCAACTAAGGCAATGGGCTATCGCCGTCTCATCACCTACACGTTGCCAACCGAGGGCGGCGCAAGCCTACGCGCAGCTGGCTGGACGCTGATCGGAGAGCGTGGTGGCGGCAATTGGAACACACCGGCACGTCCGCGAATCGATACCGACGCCGCATTGCGCGGTCAGAAACTACTTTGGGAGGCTGCATGACTGATGAACGCAAGAAAACTTCAAGCTGGCATCCTGATTTCGTTGTTGCGCTGTACGAGAACTCAAACTCTGACAAGCTATACACGATGGATCAAATGCGCGAATACGCCGATGCATTTCATCGCTCACGTGTCGCCGCATCCCCTGCAGCGCCATCACCTGCGCAGACAGAGCGCGGGGCGTTTGAATGGCCCAAGCTGCCTGCATTCCCGCCCGCCATGTGGACTTGCGG